GCGCTTTTCAGGCCCAGCGCATCATTTAGACGCTGACCGCCAACAGCTTCCTCCAAATATGCCGCGCCCTCGTCAAGACGTTGCTTCAAGCCTCGCCCAACGTTTGCAAGGCCAGTACCTATGCCTGAATAGTAGTTGCCAAGATCACCGAGCCAGCCGCCATCCTCTTTTGCTGCTGGCGCTGCTTCCTGCGCCCTAATCGGCTGAGAAGTGCCGCCAGCGAGGTGCGCGACGACATCGGAAGCCGCATAGCCATTGGTAGCGGCCTGTTTGATCTTTTCCGAGTAGCCCGGAATTTCCGCAAGCTTGGCCGCGATCTGAGCATCGTCATAGCCAGCTTCTCGGGCCTTGGCAATCTTTTCCTGTACGCTATCCATTATTTGAAAATCTCGTCAAGGGTTGGCCGTGCTGCTGGCTTGCCATCTGTACCGCCACCGCCCGGCTTCTCGTATTTAGAGAAGTCGAATGGCTCTTTGGAATAGTTGGCGCGGATTTGATCTACGTTCAACTTACGCAATTGCACGGCACGCTCATTGATGCCGCGAATTTCGGAAAGCCGTTGTTTCACAACATCAGTGTCATTGATGTTGGCGAAAAGTTCATTCCAAGCGCGCTGCGCATCTCCGTCAGTCTGGACGCCGGCATTTAGACGTAACGAATCATTCCGAAGCTTTTCCATGGTCGATTGGAAGCTGGCAAAGTTCCGGCTTTCCTCGCTTGACATGCCAGCAGCATTAAGCCCACGGTTCAGGATATTACTCACTGGACCAAACTCAAGCTTGCCATCTGCAATCTGTTTCTCAACTTTGCCAATTTGGTCTTGGATACCAGATGCAGTACCGATTGCATCAAGTTCCGTTTGCTGCATCTTCAGCGCTTGTCCTGGCAATGGCTTGCTGCCTTCGCGAGTTACTTTCGCTTCGTCACGAGCGACAGCACTAGCAGCCGCTTTATCAGCCCGCGCATCTCGCGCTGCTTCTTCCTCGCGCTGCAATGCAAGACGGTTCTCAAATTGACGTTGATCCTTCTCGCGCTCACGGTCTGCTTTAGACGTGCCGCTACCGACCAATTCGCCAGTCGTAGTATTCAACAAGCCGCCCTCTGGAACTGGTACGAACTTGTCGCCGGCCAGAAGCTTAAGACGCTCATACGAAGCCGCATCGCCGCGTTTAATGGCGTTCTCAAGCGCGATTTGAATCTGTTCCTCACGGCTCGGCGCACGCGTCTTACCTTGCGCATCACGTTGCGCTTGCTCTTGTGCATCAAGCGCCGCCAAGGCATCAGCGCGGCCTTGCGGATCAGGAATAGCGCTCAGCTTGGCGCGCACCTCTTCAGGCGTTCCAGTCACGTTCACACGCGGGTTGTTGCCATATTCAGGCGTAGCGGGAACCTGCGAAGCACCAGCCTCGCGCAGAAGCTCACCAGCCGCCATATTAGGCCGCTGCTGGCGTTGATAGGCCGATTCGGCTATACGGTCATTCATCGCCTCTTGCGCAGCCATGAGGCGCTCTTGATCGGCTAGGCGACGGTCAGCCGCACGCGACTCCGCATCTTCCGCCGCATCACGCTTGATACTCGCATCAATCAAGCCGCCAGCGGTGTTAGCTCCAGCGGCGATGCCTTGCGATAGGCCGTAGCCCCAATCAGCCATTTTGGCCTCCCATTGCATCCATCAAGCCGCCGCCCATTGGCATCGTCTGACCATCTTGCGATTGTGGCATTTGCTCGGCTACGCCTTTGATGCCTTGCGCCGTCTGCTGAAGATTTTGCTCCATCGTGTCGATATTGCCGCCGAAGCCGTTCATGATGCCATCAATTGAACCTTCCACAGCCTGGCCGAGCACTTCCTTAGTCGCCTCAGGATCGCCCGTTTTCTGCACGTAGTCAAAGGCGCGCAAAGTCAACGCCGTGGCCGCAGGGATAATCAGTTGCGGCGGGATGCTCTTGTTTGATTGCGTCCACAGCATGTACATCAGCGCAACGATACCAGCGCTGATTTTCTCGGCTAGCGGGCCTTCTTTCTGCAACTGGTCTACTAGCAACTGATGGCTGCCTTTTGAAAACATGATGCGCATGCCCGACAAGATGACCTTGTCATACATCGGCTTCAGGTTCGGAGGAACCTCAATACCGTCCAGCATCGGCTGGATATCGATCTGGCCGCCCTGCTGCGCTTCGCCTTGCATTGGCATTGGCGCTGCGCCTTGAGCCTCTGGAGCCATGCCAGCTTCAGGGGATGGTTGCGCGCCTGCGCCCATCAGACCTTCCATTTCTTGATCAGCCATTATGCAATCCTCCCTTGACGCCACAATTGGCGAATTCGTTCTCGTTCAGCTTGTTGTCGCAGAAGATCGGTTTGCGCCTTTTCCTGCGCAGATGGAACAAGACCTTTAGCAAGACCGCCAACCGCATTAGCGCCGATCTGCGCGAGTTCCTTGTTATTCTTGATCCAGCTTCCGGCCTTGTCAAAGTAGCCTTGAATGCCACCCTGCTCCGTTGGGACGAACGAGCTAGTATGGTCGAATTGCTCGATACCGCCAAGCAGTCCATTACTATTGCTGCTAGGCGCGGTGAATGCGTTCGATGCGCCAGAAGGTGCAAAGGGCGAAGCATCTGTGGTGACAAACGGTGTAGATGCCGCTTGCGTGACTGCTTCAGTCCCCGCTGTCTGAGCGCCAGCTTCTGCTGCTGCCGTTGCAGCATCAGTCACGCCGGAGGTCAGCGATGCTCCAGGCGCTGCGGTAGTAGCCGACGCGGCATCCATCAGGCCGCTAGAAAGCGTAGAATTCGCGGCATCGCCAGCAAGACCGGTAACAGAGTCTGCGGCAACGCTGCCAGCAGCATCAGTAAGTGCGGTACCAGTCACATCAGCGGCGGTATCGCTCAGCACAGGCGCGACATTCTCAGCACCAGCGCCGGCAGCGCCCGCACCAGCAAGGCCATTTGCCAAAGATGCGACACCACCAGCCAGAGAAATATAGCCACCGATCTTGGTTAGCTTTTGATTACCCGTTACGGTTCCTACGATGGTCAGAGCGCTACCAACCATCAGTGCGCCAGCAGCGACGGTCGCAAAGAGAGTAGTGGCCGTTGCAATTGCCGCAGCGCCAGCAGCAAAAGAGCCAGCAGCAAGCGCGACGACAACAACAGGCATATTCTTTTCGCCGTATGCCGCACCGCCGCGAGGATCGCCAATCGGCATATCGATGGACAGACGGCGGCTTGCGGATGGACTCAGGTAAGCCACGTCAATGCCGCGTGCCATCGGGTTCTTGTTGAAGCGCTTATTCATTTTCTTTCTTCCCCTTCTGGTAGGGCAATTCGGTGAGCGCCCAGTATGAAAAATCGTTATCCGACCATGTATTGACGAAACCAAGCTTGAGTCGCAGCCGGTGATTTTCTTCGCAAACCGGAACTCGGGTTGTAACGTATCCGTATTTATCGAGGATCGGTTTTAGCGCCTCAATGGTGTTTCTTCGGCTCATCGCCTTGCCTTCAACCAATGGGACAAAATGAAGTTCCGGCCCTTTAGAGACACATATAGCAACGTCTTGTCCTGCCCGCTGAGCAATCTTCACGTCCCATCCATGAAGATTTGCCTTTGCGCCGTTCAGGTCGATATCCAGCGTCTCTAGATACCGCTCAAGGATTTCATCCGAATCCGCCATTTGCCTGCCTGTTAGTGAAGTCCATGTTGCTGGTATCTAGCTCGCCAGCGATGTCCGATGCAACATAGATCGCCGCCGCCAAACCTGCCTCGCCAAGCTGTTTCAGTAACTCGGCCTTGCGATCTGGCGACAAGTCGGCAGTCTGGATGATGTTGTTGACTAGCGTAGTTTTGTTCTGGTCTGCCTGCTGCTTCGTGGCGGCATCCGTGTTGTACTTTGACGTAGCCTCGTTTTTGTCAGCCTGATATTTGCTTGTCGCTGCCTGAAGCTGCGCAATGCTCATCTGCGTATTTTTGTCGGCGGTGATCTGGTTATTCTGTTGCAGGAAGGCGTTTTCCGCATCAGCGTTGTACATCAAGCCTTGGTTGTACAGCGAAGCGTTATAAGCGTCAGCCTCGCGGAATGCCTGAGCGTCAGAGGTAGCGATTGGGAGCGCAGCTTGGTAAGCAGAATCCTCGCCAGCACTTGCCGCGATACTGCTATTGCTTAAGCCTCGTGCATTAGATGCGCGCATTGCTCGATCACGCGCAGATTGAATGTAATTGCTATTAGCGTCCAGCAACCCGCCAAGCTGGCCCGCAACGGTCTGGTCAGAACCAACGCTGCGATAGTTAAGCGTGCTCGGATCAAGCAGCGTCGGTTTCTTGGAAGGAAGAACAGGGTTGAAGTCGTTATTAGCAATCGTACCCTGAACAAAGTCCTTGTACACATCTTCCGAGCTTCGACCGCTTGCCAACTGGTTATTCCAATAATCAAGTCCTTCCTGCTCACCTTCGCGACCAGCAATGTTTTTATACCACTCGGTAACATTCTGTCCCGACAGTGGCTTATTGGATGCTGCTGCACCAGTAGACGAGGTTGTAGCGCTTGCCGCTGGAGTTGTTCCGCCGAATACCGTACCAGTATTAGCCGCTGCCGCTGGCGTGCCGCTCGCCGTAGCAAGCGAATTCGTGTACCAGTCGCTCATCGTATTAGCTGTGCTATCGGAGATTGCCATATTATTTCCTAATCGGTTTCTTGCTGGATTTTACCATTGCCACAGTACAATTGCCTGATATATTCAGGGGGCTAGACCATTATCGCGAACAAATTTCTGGCAAGCCCTGCCAGTTGCCAACGCTTCTTCTACTTTGATTTTTAGCGCTCTAATATCTCGGTCAAGGTCTTCTCGAACCACCCAGCCTCCGGTATCGCTGTCATTGCTGACGCTGGCGCTTTCGGCTTCGGGCGTTCTGGCAACGGGGCTTGGACATATTGCGGTGCCGACGCGCACCCTTGGAGCAGCAATAATGTGCTTAACAACAGGGCTAAGTTCTTCATCTTTTACCTTATCAATATTTTTATTAATGGACGCTTGCTTCTTTTCTTCAGTTGCGTTCTCGTTGACTCGCTGACCAACAGCAGCAACAACAGATTCAGTGCGCACGGCACGATCAGTTTGTATTTTGGTATTTAGTCGCCATCCGTTCGTAGCCCAGCCAGCGCCAAATGCCAGCGCAAGAATGGCAGCGCCAATCAATGCTTTAATGGCTAGTGGGTTCATGTTTGCTCCCCCATACATGCATCATAGCGTGCTTTCTGACGCGTCCAAACGCCGTAACAGCGCTGATTAGGCTTTCCATTGACGAGCGTGCTGCAATCGTATCCAGCGGCTTTCCTGTACTGCAAAAGCGACGTGCAGGCCTGAACATAGTTGCCTGCCATCAGATGCGTTCTCATGGAAGAACTACGCCAATTACCAATGCCATATTGACCAGTAAAATCGCAGTAGACATCAAACTCGCCCTGATATAACTTAACTCCTGGAATGGAGTCGGAAACCTTCTTGCAGTCTTGGTCTGCTAGGTTACGAGCCAACTGTACTGCACGCTGGGGCGTAATCTTGTCGCCCATCTTCACCTTAGTCCCATCCTCGTACTTGGTTGAGCCATGCCCGATAGTCGGCACATCACCCTTTGTCGGAATGATTGCTTCGCTGCTGTAACCTTCACTTACTTGCCATGTGCCAAATGCGGCGGCACTCAATGCAAGCGATGCGGCTAAGGCCCGAACGCGGTTACTCTTGATTGCTTGCATCCTTGCCCCCGCTAAGTTCTTGTTGTTGAAGCACACGCACAAGCGTAGCAGCCACCGAAACGCAAGCAGCAAAGCCCGCAAAGACGCCATCAGGCACACCCGCAGGCTTCACTAGCTGTACGGCTACTTCCATGCCGCCAAGCAGCGCGGCTAAGACGCTGAACTTGATAGACCATGCTTTTTTGAGAATCTGGTCCCAGTCTTCTACGAGTTGCATAGTCGCTCCTTATGGCGTCTTTGGTACAAGCACACCATCAATCAAATCAAAGTCCTCAGCGCGCCCGTATGGAACTGGAATATCCAAAGCGTAGCATTCGCCAACAACGATATACGGCACATGCGCGCCATCGCACACCGCCCGGTCCGTGAAAGTGGTCAAGTCAATCACGGAAAATGGGCCAAACAGGCCAGCCAGCGAGCTTACTAAAATCATGCCATCCTCACTTGTTCAAGAGTCAATAACGAATCAGTACCCATCGAGTACGCCAACCAAACCGAGGTATGATCGGTTCCTTTTGCGCCGTTCACTGGGTCATTGATGAGCGGCGGCGAAGTGCGCATGGTGCCAAGATCGTTTCCTTTGCTGTACAGAGCGGCCTTGCTACCATCTCCGAGCGTGCTAAATGTGCGCGTCCCGAACTTATGCAGCGCTGAATTATGCAATACCTGTTTGGGATAAATAGATTGCAATGGAGTGCCAGAAGCCACGCTCATCGCGCCAAGTCGATAGGTTCGATATGTGGTAAAGCTAGACACCAAGTCATCACGGAAGCTATGCAACTCCGTGTTCTTGGTCGTGCTGATCGTCCACATACCAATAACCGGACCAAATGCAAAGCTATAGTCGGTACCAACAGGCGCTACAGTTTGCGCAACAGTCGAGTATCGTGCAATTGCTGGTCCGATCAATGTCGGAGTTCCTGAGCCAGGGTCAAATACTGATGTAAATTCAGTCAAGAATTCACCCGCACTGTTTTGCCCAGTAGTCGCAACTTGCATATAGAACGAATTCGGCTGCTGAACCTGTATCGTGCTAAGTGCAGTGACGTTTGGTGATATGACTACCGGGCTACTAACCGAGCAAGCGCCAGCAACAGAGCCAACTGTAAATGCCGCTACACGCGCTGTCGAATTGTAATAAGCAACGAACCAACGACCAGTATCACTTTTTGCGAGCCGCAATCCGGTCACGGTAGAAAGTGAAGTTGTAGCCACAGAACCGGCAGTAATGACAGTTCCAGCAAACGAATAACCAGAACCGCTCAACGTGGATGCCGTTGATGTGACTAGCGCGATTGTGTTATTAGCCCCATCGATCATAGCCGGCGGCGCGGTGCCTACTGGACCTGTAGCCTCAGTCCCTGGTGCTGAAACGGTAGTCCCTGTAACGGTCCGAGCTTGAATTCTCGGAGTCCCAGCAGCAGTCACATAACCAAGAACATGCGATGCCCCTGCGGTCATAATCTCGAGCAATCTGGCCGATGCTGCGCCGAGAGGGCTACTTTGCACAGCGCCAGGAGTCACAGATAGGACGCTCGTAGTCAGTACCACCATATTCAATGTGGTGGTGTTTTCAGGACACGAGGCAACTAAAACAGTATCGGTGCCAATCAACTTAGCAACCACGTTATCAATCGATCCTGTGCCAGCCCAAGTAGTACGAATCAACGACAAAGCGCCCCATGTGTTGGTAGAAATCTGATACACGACAGCGTGCATGCTGATGCCGTGAATAATGAACAACGTGCGATCAGAGTCTAGCGAAATGACGCGCACGAATGCACCGGCAGTGCCAGAGATTCGTGATGCCGCCGTGGCAGTAAAGCGCAGCGGCTTGCCTACTGGGTTGGCGTCTGGGAATACGAAGTCCGCATTAACGTCTAGATGAACCGCAGTTGCACGATTAGGCGCAAGATAGGCAAGGTGATTGCCGGTTCCATTCTCTTTAATGGTCAGATCGCCATTGTAGGTATCGTCTGTTCGGTTCTCAAACTCAAACAGATAGTAGCCACTTGGGAAGTTGACCGGATCATCCATCACAAAAGCGCCGCCAGAAGCAACAGAGGCCGTCTGGAACTTGTTCTTCGTGGCATCGATCAGATAATCAGTTGCGAGGCCGCTCGTCAGAGTCGAAGCACCGCCACCACCGAATGCGCCAAGCGAGATTGGGCCGGTAATCATCAACGTCCAAGCCGAGTAGGTTCCTGCGCCTTGGAACTGCTCAGATTGAATCGTGGTCGCGCCAGTAGTCGAATCGTATGTACGGATATAACCGTCCATGAACACGCCGGGGCTTGCCGTCACGCCAAAACGAATTGGCATGTTCGGCTTGAAGAATTTGTTCGGCTGCGTGGTGAAAGACTTGATGCCAGAGCCAATCAGCACCGATGACGTACTAGTCGAGATAAGGTCGTTTGCTTCAACCAAGTGCGCGGCAGACGCAGCGGCTTCAGCAGCAGATTGCGCAGCAGCAGCAGCAGCACTAATCGCGGCAGCACCAGAAGAACTCTCAACGTAGAAAAAACCGCTCGTCGTGCTGTATCGTAACGTCGCAGGTATATTCTGGAAAATCTCAAATTGGATATCGGAGCCGTCCACGCTCTTAATCGCCACAACGCCAAGACCATTCACATTGACGCTAGACGGACCAGTGCTGGAGAACTTCGGGTTAAAGCTGACCTCCATGCCGTCAATGTAAGAAGTTGGCGGATTGGTCAATGTGACGACATACACATTAGGGACAGTGCTCACATCAGCGGCATACGTGACCGTGCCAGCGCCGATAGCCTGCTCGTCAGGGAGAAGGTCAAATGCGGCCTCTACGGCATCGCTAAGGCTGTTGATATCAAGACTGCGAGCCTTGGTCAGAGGGATAATGTCTGCTGGCGGGTTAAATGTACTCAAAATTTCACCTTTTAAATTATCGTTGCAGACGGCGCGGGGTGTAGTGGAAGATCACGCCTTGAAGCACATGACCCAGATCAATCTTTGTCTTGCTATAGAACAACATGGATATATTGATGCCTGTGCCATTCAGGTCGAATTCAGGGGAGGCAACGCTGCGCGAGTCATAGAAGAACAGATTCCAAAACGCGTCATCCCAGTAGCCGCCAAGACCTTGCACAAGAGCATCAAGCGGAACGTGCGAGGCAATGTCGATGTCTCCGTAATTGAACTCAGGGACAAACTTCAGCGCCACATAGCCGCTTGAGGACATTTCCATTACGGCTTTGCGATAGCGCTTGCGAATGCGCGGCGACTTAGTATTGTTGAAAGGTAGGCGCAAATACGATTCAATCTCTAGACCGTCAAAACTCGATCCACGGTCAGTCTGATAGACGAAACCGTTATCATCGCCAAAGAACATCACATCGCGCCCAGTCGAATCCTCGCCCGCGAAGGTGCATCGAACGTTATGGCTGTACTTAACCGAAGTGATCGCCGTTTGCACGCCATTCGCACTTGGCAGCAGGCACAGGACAATGCCGGTTCCATCGTTGCAGAAAATTCGGTACTGTTTGCGGTTCTTGTAGACGAGCGAGGCGTTTGCTTTAGGGCGGATTGCATCGATCACAGGCCGCGCCATATCGCTTATGTAGCCGCCCAAGTAGTTACCGTATGCATTCGTGCGGTTCAACTGCGCCACGCCTGCATCGTCAAGGAATAGCACGGCATCTTGCGCGCCTTGAGGCGTGAAGGCCTGAAGCGTATATGGGATCGCCCCGATATTGTCGGAAATGGAAGACAAAACGAAGTCGTCAATGCTCGTCCCAGTCAACAGGCTAGTCTTGTTGCGCGAAGTAATCAGCACAGAGCCGCCTGGCGATGAGCCAAGATTGGTAATAGTGTCGCCAATGCCAATCTCAGACGCGCCGGTTTGCACGATCCAGCTATGAGGAAGTCCGATACCAGAGTTCTGTAGCGATCCATTGAACGACAGGAAAAGCATCTTATTAGCCGCTAGAACGTGCTGCGGCGTGTCTACTGTCATGCCAGTACGGATGCGCGAAAACGTCGTGCCGTCGAACTCAAACGCGAAATTAACGCCGTCCGCACCGTAAGTGCGCAGCGTGTTGGTGCTGGCGAAGAAGTTGTAATTAACCGTCTCAAGGCGACCGTTTGGCAGCAAGGTAATCGCGGTGCTATTGCCTGCGATGGTTGCCACATTGAGGTTAGCGCCAACGTTCAAGTTCTCAGCCGCGAAAGTACCGGTCTGCGATGCGAAATTAATCATGCCAGCAGCATCACCAGCAGCAAACGTACCCGACTTCAAAGTCACACGTGTGACTACGGCGGTCGCGGTCGAGGTCGCTCCAGTGATCGTATCGCCAACTTTCACTTCGTATGTGCCGCCCGAAGTAAATGCTAGTTCAAAGCCAAGGGCAACCGCAACCCATCCGCCTGACGTAGAGCGATACATGGCTGCTGCGGTACTGCCAATGTTGTTACGCATTGCATAGACGACACCATTGAGAATGAAGCCTCCAATAACGGAACCCTCACCAGGGACGGCTGCAATGTCAGCACGATAGATGTCGGCAGCGCCAGCAAGCGCTGCGCCGTCAATCTCGCCATCTTGGTAGCCGCGCACAATGGACGTGCTGAGCGTAGTGCCAACCTGCGTAGCTCCTACCCAAATTGACTCGCCAGAGACAAACGCACCGGTCAACTTGGTGATGGCGAAGTCTTCTGTACCAAGGTAGCAAACAATGCCAGTTGCCGCAGAAGTATTGCCAACAACCAGATCACCGATGGCAAGAGCATTCGTCGGCGAGTAGGCAATGTAAGAATACACACCAGCAGAGGGCGAAGGCTTGCCGCTATAGCGCTCGTAGCCGTCAATCCGACGATATCCGCCGAATAGGTCAGGCTCGTAATTAGTCGCAGCTAAGCACGCTCCAGCATTGAGAGAGAGTACCGGCGTGACAAGATCAAGCCCGCCGCCGAACTTAACGTAATCCTGCTTGATCTGAGCTGCTGGCAGGTTAGAAATCATACGATGGAGCCGCCTACGGTGATTGATGGCAGTTGATCGCGGCGAAGCTTGCTCAGCGTGTCGCCGTACTCGCCTTTCGCCACAGCATATTCAGGAGCCGCGTTTTCAAATCCTGCATAGAACATCAGGGCGCGCCACATTAAAACGTCGTGGAACTCAACAGGGAAGATCGGAACATCGGTGTTTGCCGTCATTACTTGGGCGCGCTTGAAATACTCGCCAACAATGGTGTAATCAGTGTCAGGTAGCGGCCAGAGCACAACGGCTTGATCGGTTGGACGAATCGTCCACGCAAGCGGGCGTCCGGTCGCATCACGGTTGCCGCTGCGGATATAAATGTCTCGGAAATCTTCCCATGGATAGTAGCGAAGCCACACTTCGTCATCCCAACCGCGTGCGTTCTCAAAGATGCGGAAAGAGTCAGTCTTCCAGCTTTGATGCTCTGGAAGATTGGCTGCTGCCGGCGTGTACTCCTGATTCCCAACAATGGTTGGAAAAGTGAAGTCACTGCGCAGAAAATCCCAATTGCGATGCAGGTTTTGCACGTCACGATAGGCACGTGCAACCCAGTCAACTACGCGTTTCATTTCCCCCTGCTGATTAAGAACTGACGAAGGCCCAGTGCCGGAAATACCGGCCTCTTGGCGTACCGCTTGGCAAAGCTGGAGGAAATTACTCATGACTTATTACGCCTCAGCCAGGATACGGCTCAGCCATGCGCGACCGTTAGGATTCTTGTCCTCGATCAGCATGAAGTTGTGAATCAGTGCTGGCGTGCGGTCGATGCGCGTTGCGCGTGCACCGGTTGCGTCGGTAAATTCCGGCGTGGTGATTTCTTCGCGCTTGGCGCGTGCCAGAACTTCAACGAATTTACGCTTTACCCACTGCGCTTTGCCACGCTCGATGAACTGGCGCACGCCGTTGTTGCCAACGTCAATGAACTGTTCTTCGTTCTTCGCGTCACGGCCTTTTGGAATCTCGATGCAAACGAGTTCTTCCATGAACAGCAGTTCTTTAACGTGGTCCGACTGCATCGGCGTGTCAACCGTGGTGAACTCGCTAGCGAAGTCGCTGCGGTCCAGATCGCCAGTCGTCGGAATGACGTGGCTTTGCGCTTGGCCGATTTGCTGATTTTCAGTTTCGATACGTGGATGGCGTGGCATTTTACTTCTCCTATGGTTTTATGGAATGAGGCAGCATCGCCGCCTCATGTGCTGCTTACTAGCTGCTGAAGGGCGTTGCGGCGGTGCCGCTGAAGGTAAGTTGGCCCGAAGCGCCCCATACATTGGCCTTCAGGTCTACGAACTCCACCCAATCTCCCACTGCAACGCCGCCAGTAGTCGTACCGTTAAGGGTGAAGGTCGCATTGCTTGCGCCAGCCGTGAAGGCGGTAGGCGTAGCGCCCAGCATGGCAACAGAGCCTTTAAACAGGTCCGTAGCGCGTGCGGTCTTGATGATGTAGTTGGACGTATTCACCGTGCCAACATAGAAGCGATGCTTACGGCCCGAGCCAGTAGCGGCGGGCAGAGTGTAAGTGTTCGCGGAGCCAGCCAAGTCCATGACCATGTTGCGGTCGCGCAGTTCGGCTTGAGCCAGCGTGCGGCTACCTTTGAGCGTGATATTGCGACCGCCAGCATACGAGATATGAGCGTTAGCGCCGATGATGAGCTGACGTTCCGCAGTCAGTTCTTGGATTCGGTTAAACAGGAGTGCCATGATGATTCCTTTTATAAGCGAGTTATAGAATCGGGGAAACCATCAGGCTTCCCCTTGGTATTACGACAGCAGCGGTGCAGGAGGCAGTTGGAACACGTCCTGATAGGTCGCGGTGATGCCCGCAGCCGACAGATCGGTCGTACCAGCCGTGAAGGTGGTCGCAGTGGCAGTCACCACTTTGATGTAGCCCAGCGGGCAGACCAGCGGCGAACGATTGTCAGGGAATTGCAGCACCTTGTTGCCCGAAGCCAGATCGGCAGTCAGTTGCTCAGTACCCTTTACGACAGTGACAGCACCAGCAGCATCCACGCCAACCACATACAGACAGGTGGTCAGTGCGGCTTGCAGTGGCGAAGCGGTCACCGCGATGTTATCGGTGATCGCCTTGGTGTACATCAGGCCGTTGATGGCGTAGTTGGTAGCCGCAGTGGTCTTGATGGTGCCTACGCCGGTACCTTCGGCGATGATTGGTTTGCCAAGATTGACGGTGCCGCCAAACTCTGGAACGGTTGCGCGATTATTGCTCATGATATTTCCTTTTCTATTCGATTAGAGAAAGGGGCGTATTTCAGCCCCCATCACGTTTATTGCAGATCGGATACGGCAGCTTCGCCGACAGCCATCCAGCCCGGATTCAGGACACCAGAGGTGTGCCAGAACTTTGCACCGATGTAACCGCGCTGGCCCAGTGGGTCAGCAGCCGATTTCTCGCTGGTTGGAATGTAGGTCGGGTCGATTGCGTTCATGCCGCGCAGGGTCACTTGACCGTAAGCCTGCTTGGCAACCAAGATGACCGGATACACGTCAGCAGAGGTACCAGTGGTCGAAGCCAGGCCCAAGCCAGCGATGGCCGCGCCAGCGTCAGCATACGGGTCCAGATCAGCCGACACGATGAAGCGGACGTTCTGCCACGAGCCGAGTTCTTCCTCGCTGATGACCGAGCGTTGACCGTAGATCGCGGTTTCCTTGAAGCCTGGCAGAGCGCGAATATCCTGCGTGCAGTCGGTGTGGCAGAAAGCGATGTAGCTTGCTTCCACTTGTGCGCTGCCGTAGTCGGACGAGCCGCCCAGCGCAGGGCGCAGTTTCTTCGCGTGGTTTTTGTCCAGCGAGCGAACCATTTGCTGCATAAAGCGCTCGGTGATCTTGCCAGCCACGGTCGTGCGCGAGGTGCCGCCCGAGTAGAACTTGTTGGTAGCTGCCTTCATGCCGCCATACAGCGCCTTTTCACGCACCAGGCCCATGCGCTCGCCAACTTGCTCTTTCATCGCTTCAGGAATGTCATCTTCGTAGATGTCGTTCTCTTTGTCGGTCAGAGCGTACAGGCAGGCGTACTGGTTCAGCACGAAAGTAACATCGCGTGGCACGATGGTATCGGCGTTAGGCGTCACACCTTCGGTAACGATGTGCGCGGCTGCGGACACGTTGAAGATGTTCGGCTGAGCGACGGTGCCGCCGTAAGGAACCCACGAACGGAAGATGATGGTTTCCGATTTGTTCTTCGGCATCTTCTTGTCATCGCAGGCGATTGCCAGCACTTCGGTGTTCATGGCGTGAGCGATAATCTCGCCAGCCATCTTGTTAATCCGACCTTGCGGATTGTTGTAGGTTTGGATACCCATGATTCAATTTCCTTTAAGTTATCTGCGGTTTCCCCGCACTTTCTTTAAGCCGGCCTCGAATTCTTCTTCCGGGGTCAGCGCTCGTTTGCCAGATTCTGCCGGTGTACCCGAAGTCGGGGCCATGACAGCATCCAAGCGTTTGTCGCGTTTCTTGGCGGCTTCCTTTGCTTGTTCAGCACCATCAGCCGACCCTTGGGCAGTTCGGTCGCGCCAAGTCTTGAAAGCAGTGATTGCCGATGAAACAAAATCCACATCGCGGCTGGTCTTGATTGCGTTCTTCGCCTCAGGCGATTGCAGTCCATACCAGACTTTGTAAGCATCCGAAGCGATTACGTCCTTTCGGTCAGGGTGCAACGTATCGAGTTGCTGCACGTCAGAACGAAACTTGAAATCAGCGAGTTTTGCCTCCACGATCTTGTTGACTTCATCCGGGTCCAACTTGGCGGCGGCAGAACCGGATTCCGGCATCAGCACTTCGCTCAGGTCTTCTGCTAGTCGTTCGGCCAGCTCGGGGAAATCTACACTCAATCGTTTCAACTGCTCTTTGACAACCTTCAGGGGCTTACCCGTTCCAGCCGGCTTGTTCTGAAGGTCTTTGATAACCTTCGACATATTGCCCAGCGTTCCCGCAGTACGATCATGAAGCTTGTCCATGGAGGCTTTCAGGTCATCGAACTGAGCGGCCTTTACTGCAATGGCCTTCCATTCCGATTCTTTCAGCCCCGCAAACTCGCGTTCTTCTTTCGCAGGAGCAGCAGCTTTGTCCTTGGGCGCTTTATCGCCCTTGTCCTTGGCTTGCTTGTCTTCTACTGGCTTGGCTTCCTTGTCGGCTTTGTCGTCCGCTGGCTTGTCTTGCTCGCCCTCGTCCTTCTCGGCTTCCTTCTCTACCGCATCAGCATCATCTGCTTCGTCATCCTTCGACTCTGGCTCTTTTGGCGCTTGGTCTCGATCACCTCGCACCTGTTTCATGCCAGCGTTAAAGGCTGCTTCCGCTTCCTGCTCAGAAACTTCTTTTGCATCTACCTCAGTGGCTTGGTTTCCCAATTTTCACTCCCAACAAATGCCCTTTCGGGCCTTACGACAAACAGCCGCCAGAGCAGTTATTTGTCACTATTGGACAGTCCTTTCGGGCCGTCCGGTATTCCTAATCCTCTGCGGAGCCTTGCTCCATCTCTTTCAGGAGAAATCTCAACGCTTTAATCTGTCCTCGCGTGACCATCGTTTCATCGTGGCCCTTGCTTGTCTTTTCCAACTCGATACGTTGGCGCTCAATGCGGTCCTCAACGTACTTCTTTACGTGTAGCCAGGCGCTGCTGTGCGCGTCATGGTGCGAAAGCTTAGCCATCAGCGCGGAAACGCCTGACCTTCAGGAGCACGTCCAGCAGGCTCAAACTCAGGCTGTGCGATCTGCGGAGCTGCGTTCGCGTCTTGACCCAATCCGGCATAGAAGACTTCCTTCTGCGCATCGATGTCCATCACGCTCTTAGCCAATTCTTTCTTCACGTCGGCCAACTGCATATTCTTCTTCTCTGCGTATTCCATCAGGCGCATTTGGTAATCCATCTGCTTAAGCTCTAGCTCCAATTCACGGTCAAGGCGCGCTTGTTCAGCCTTGAATGTGTTATCTCGCGAAATACTTTCTTGTTCAGCCTTAAATTTGGCAGCATCTGCTTCAGATTGAACCTTAACCTTCGCAATATCAGCTTCACCACGCGCTTTTGCGACAGTAACTTGCGGGTCTTCAGGCGGATTCTTCTGCGCCGCCTCTTGCATCTGCTTCATTTCTTCTTCGGTGAACTGGAAGCGCTTAGGGTCCAACTTCTGAGCCTTGAATGCCTCAACAATCCACTTCTTAGGATCGATGCCGAATGCTGGGTTTTGCACCAGCGGAGCCATTTGAATGATTGCTTGGTTCTGTGCGTCACGCTCGTAAAGCGCCGTCGAGCCATGCGCAATCACGCGGAAGTCGCCTTTAACCTTCTCGTCTTCGCCCCACAGCAGCAACCATTCGTAATAGCGTCCAACGTGCGGAACAGTAATCTTGTCATCAAAAATCTTGGCAATGCGGCGCAGCACCGAACTCGCATTGTTCTGCAACATCGTCATGCCGCCAACGGTCTCAGTTGCCGCGCCTTGCTGACCTTGCATAATCAGTGGCATGGAAGTGATCTTCTCAGCCCACTCCTCGACCTTGGCAATGATGTTCATCAGCTCGACCTGATTGCTCGGGACGATGATCGAATGGATTGCATCGGCGACCTTGGCTGCGTCTTCGTCTTCCTTGACCGTAAAGACCTTGCGCGGCGTCAGTTCCCAAGTGCCATCTGCTGGCTCAAGCACGCCTTCGCGGATAACCAGAATCGGGCCAGCGCTCAAGCCTGCGTTGTCGAACATGTTGCGAGTCGCGGCGTTGAGCATGCGCTGAGCAGTGCGCACCTGACGCGCTACGCCCTTGCCGTACCACTTGCCAGGACGACGCTGCCACACCATCACGTCATAAGGGAACTCGCCCGAATCCAGATGGCTCAGAGCGGCCTTGATAACGTGGTCATTGACCATCGTAACGATGACTGGGTAAGACGTTTCCTCGTCCACTTCAAGACCAGCAGCAGCCAAATCCTGATGATCTGCGGTGCCGGTGTAGTACCAAATCTCAAACTTGTCGGTATCCGCTTTCTCATGGCCGCGATCATCCAAATACTTCTTAGATGGGCCTTCCTTCAGAACCTTGTCGATCTGCGAATTGATGTAGCGCGGATTGCCATCAGGGTCCAACTCGCTTTTCATCTCGCGCAGTTGTTTCGCGGTGATGCGGTCACGCTCCCAAACACGCGAACCGCTATGAATGTCCTCGCCGCAGTCTTTCGCAGGGAAGAAGTCCCAATAGCTGATGCGCTTCGATGCTGGCTGAGTCTTTTCTTCAATCGCGATGGTCGTCTGCTGCGTGCCGTCTGCCAACTGCTGCACCTTGCGGCGCTTCGACTTGACGCGCACAGGCATCGGGCCTTTGAGGATAGCCACGCCGACCTTACCAGCATCCTCCAGCAGCTTGCGGCCTTCAGCGTGCCAGCCTGCCTCAGACAACCAGTCCCAAATCTGCTTCTGCGCGCCCTCAGCGGCTTTCTTAGCCTCGTCAAGCATGGCAGTAGCGACCTCAGAAGCTGGCGCTTGTGAGCCGTCTGCTGCGGTAATAAGCGTAGTGGTGTCGTTCTTTGCGTCGATCATATCTGGCATCGGCGTAGGCTCGATACCAAAAGGCAGATCGTCATTAGGCAGCAGCATTTCGGTAGTGCGCGCCACAGCCATATCAACATACGGCTGAGTAACGTTCACGAACACCGTGCAGCGGTTCGATGGGACTTCGGAAATGGTGGTTGCGCGCCCGTTCAGCGTCTCTGACTTGCGCATGACCTCGCCACGATTCAGGTCGTCTACGCCGTCATAGTATTCCTCATCCTCTTGCCATTCAATCTCGCAGTCAGACGCCTTACGTGCATCAACGTCTTCCTTGCGGTAACGAGTCAGCGACTCCCCAAAGGACTCTAAGCGATCTACTCGCTGTTCCTCGGTCATCACTTCTTCGATTACGACGATTTCCATGGTCAAGTTGCCTGATCCCGTGTGTTTGTTGCAATTCATGCTGCCTTATAGCCGCATGGCAAGATGGTATCAGGAAAATATCGTCAATAAAAGAAAAAACCGCTAAGAATCGCTTCTTAACGGCCTTTTTATGCTAAATAAACTTACTAATTTGGAATATCCTGCCAATTAACCCGCTGATTGCTCGTTGGCGGTAATGGTGAATGTCCCGGCAGTTGCGCACAATATAAAGTGCGCGCCGGCTGGCAGCATGATCGGCACTGGATTTGTGCTGTTTTGCGTCAGCAGCAGGCCAAGGCCAACCGTCAGCGACTGGGTGTAATACACGGTACCAGTCGAGCACGTCAGCGCTGATGTACCCATGCGAACCTGCATAGTGCATGCGCTCGATGCCAGCACCTGAGTGGCATTCTGGCAAGCGTAGCTAGGGTAGATGATTGCGGCCTTGCTAGGATCGGTTGCCTGATAGCTGGTGCTTACTGCAAGCGTGCGCGATGCTGGCTGACTGAAGTTGAATGCGACTGCTGCCGCTGGTGTTGGTACGTTCAGCACGCCAGTTCCGCTGTTATAGCTCGCTGCGCCGCTTCCTGTCGTGGTCAAGCTGATCGCGGTTCGTGCGCCAGCCTGATTGATGAACGACGAAGGATTTCCGCTCAACGGGTAGTAGCCAGCCGCCACCTCAGACGTGCTCAAGACACCAAGCGTGCTGCGTGCTGATGCTGCCGTGGGCGCGGTGATGATCGCCTGACCAGTAGCCGAACTATCGCTGATCTGCGAGGCTGGATGCGTGTGCGCGGACGGTGCGAAGGTGCTTGGGACATTGGTCAAACCAAGATAGCTCGTCGTGCCAGCCGCCCCAGTTGCACCAGTCGGCCCAGTTGGACCCGGAACCGTACTCACCAGCGAGTTAAGCCAATCGGCCTGAGTGCCAACAAAGCCATTCGCAACGCCAATCTCGTATGCGCTTGCCCCGTTATTGCCAGGCGATCCAGTAGCACCAGTCCCGCCAGTGACGTTACAGTAGGCCGTCGAGCAGTCAATGCCGCTTCCAATCAGCTTATAGACTGGCGTGCGGTTGATCCGGTCGTAAGTGATGAAGGCTGCGGCGCTAGGCTCGGGGATAAATAGAGGCTCGACGCCAACACCACCATTCAACCACCGGCGGTTAAACTGCCAGTCACCAGCAACGCTAGCGAATGAAGGTATAGATACGAGAAGAAGTACCAACGAGACAATTCGCTTCATGATTCCACCCCCATTTATGTAGATGCATTAAAACCAAGCAACGCCGGAAGTTTTGGCGCAAGGTCGGCGGCAACGTAAGCATGTGGCAACGACGTTGGGTGTGTAAGGTCAGCCGCCCATGCATATGAAGCGCCATTGGCCGGCCATTTCACCTTCAGCGCGTCGATATCTGTTGCGCCGTTCGCTGCTGCCAAGTCGTAAATTGCCTTGTTCATCGAGTAACCAGCATCGCAGTCACCAGCGCCGACGTTAAACACACCCGCCTGGATGAACGGATTGAACGTGTCATACTGCATCGAGCCTGGCCCTTGGTTGGCCGACTGGTTAGCTGTCGTTGCCCACAGGTCGGTGCTCGTTGCCTGTGGCGGCCAATCAATCGCCACCACGCGCCCGCTACCTGCACCGTTATTGCACGCCGCACGCATGCGGTTGTTATACGAGCGCCAGTACGGCTGGAACGTAGCCCAAGACAAGCCGCGATCATTGTTGCCGATGTTATGGATGACGGCTTGACAGATGCCCAACAGCCAACTGCGAACGTTGAAGCCATCGTAGGTGAATGGGTTGGCCGCGTTGGCCCCGTTTATCGCCACGTTCACCGAGCAGTATCCGGCGAGACTCAAGGCGCGGCGGGCAAATGCGGTAACGCCGTTTACATCTCCGAAAATCTGACCGGATGGTTGCGTTACACGGTCCGAGTTTTCGCGGGCGATGGAGTCGCCAGCCACACCAACGGTATATGCGCCAGTAACGCTGGTGCCGACGACGCTGAGCGGTCCGACAGGCGGCGTGCCACTGACACCTGTGAGCGAATCCCAGTTCTTCTGGAACACGGCTTGCCCGGTTGTCGCATTGTCCTTGCCAGCGTCACCCAGGTTGGGATGCGCAGTGGTGATTGAACCAATGGCGTAGGTTGAGCCGACAGCGCAAGCTGTTTCATACTGCGTCAAATAAATCTGGCCTTTCGTCAGCGTGATTGTCATTTCATCACTCTCGCCATACCAGCCAATAGGAACGGTCAGTTGCTTGCCGTCGCCTGAGATAAGGCCGCCCGCAGCAGCAAACTCGCCAGCAGTCGGATTGGTGCCGTCAGGCTTCTTGGAGTAGCCAGCAACCGCATTGGCGAAATTAAACCAGGTTGCCTCGGCGTAGGTCGCCGCGCTCTGATTGCGCACCGGGATACCGCCGCCATCAAGCGTCAAGTCAGTCAGCAGCGCACCGCGCACAGGGACAACGGCGTTCGTATTGACTTCTTGCGGACCACTAACAACAGTGGAATCAACGCGGGTAGACGGAGCAATACGAAATTTTGGGTTTGTAAGGGTAGCCTTGGGGATATCGCCGAATCGACCGCAACGAACGTTATTTGCACCCGCCGTCGCGCTACCGCTGTTCATCATCAAGCGATTGGACGCGGAAGCCAATCTAACAACAGGGACTGGGGTCGTACCGTGCGAAAAAGGTTGGTAGTTAGTAAGATATGCACCGACAATAAAGCCGCCATCTGATTCCTCAAGCACGTAAGTAGTGCCAGTTTCACCAGTTATATCGCTGATATATGCGCCAGTTGTTGGATTGTAGTGCGCCCACTGAATAGTTCCAGTCCCACCAACTACAGTTGCTGTCTTGGTGCTGCCTACTAAATCACCGCCGCTAACGGTAATCGGCGAACCAGCGCCGCCCATAGTCGGCCAGCTCATAGCGTGCTCCACTTGTCACCAGACGCGCCAGTTACCTTGATGGAGCGGATTGGCGAGAAGATGCCGACGCTAATCAAGCCCGTTGCGGTCGCATCGTAAGTCGGCGTGAAGTAGTTGATACCGTCCGTGCTCAACTCGATCTTGCGGCCAGCGTCGGCGCTCGACAGGCTAATCGTGAATGGAATCTTGAAACTCATTGCGGACTTCTCGACAAAGCCCGCTGGGGGAATGACGCCGAAGGTTGTATTATTGTTGCTGCTCGTTGTGTTGTTGTCGCTCATTGCATTCCCCTCGACGCGCCTTTCGTGCGGTTATTTCGGAATTTCTGGAATGGCCGCTGCTTCACCGCGCCATACATCAACGCTGGCAATCAACTGCTTGGCGACCGCTTCATACAAGCCGAATTCTACGCCTTTTCGTTGCTCTGAGTCCAGAATCTTGCCCTCATACAAAATAGGCAATTCGACACCAGATCGAACATAGGCGCGAGACAGCAGTACAAACATCGCTTCAAGGCGGCGGAATTTCTCGTAGACGTGGATTTCTGCGTTTGGATCGCTTGGGTCCGCGAAGTAGATTCGCTCATCGACTGGCGCTGTTTTGGTGCCGCTTCCTTTGATTTCTTCTTGCATGGTGTTTCTCCTTTGGTTGTTTTAATTGCTACATGCCCATGCCGGGCGTGGTTGGCTTGTATGTTGGAATACGGACAGGCGCGCTTTTCTTCACGTCCTTTACCATAAAGCACATCATCAAAGCATCAGCCATGTTCGGCGATGGAATCTTTTTAGCGCGCATTTCATCTTTGCTGATTAGTTGAATCATCTTACTTCCAGCAGTTCGCTTACGTTGCTGCCTCACAAGTTCAGTTTTGAGTTGCGCTAAATCTAAATCATTGATGTCAGAGGAAAGACTAATCATCAACATAGGGTCGTAATACTCTCCCTTTACGATTGCTTTATAGGTTCGCTCAAAGCGGTCCCTAAGCAGCCACCAGCCCATTGCGCGCAGGTTGCGGAACACGTCTTCGTTCTTTCGGTCCTCTTGGTACTTACCGGGCCAAGGCGTATCGCCAGCACCGAAGCCCTGAACATCGATGCTTTGCCCAGCTATACGAGCCGCCAAGCCGACCTTCACGCCTGCCCCTACACCAATGTTGTCATAGACGATGATATTGGCGCGGTAGTCGAATGCCTCATCAAAGGCCCGATCAACCGCAATATCAATATCACCATCCGTCCATTTCTTTATTCCTGTAACGAGCATGCCGTGGCGCTGCGCAGTAGCCTTTGCATCGGTCCCTGCATCAGCAGGATCAAAGCCTACAACACGATCCCCACGCGGCTGATGATTCAACTTTATATGGGCATCGATGGCAGCGTCGAACCATTCAGCCTCAATTACAGAATCCTCGTAATCAGCGTTACATTCACCTTCCCATACGTGCAGGTATTTTTTATAGTTAGCGTCTCTATCGCGCTCCATCTCAATTCGGAGAACTTCAGGGAACTTAGGATTATCCCGCCAGGACACGCGCTTAACGTAGATATAGTCATCTTCGTAATAGCCCTTAGCATTGATCGAATCAAGATAGGGCTGAACGAATCGGGAATAAGTCGGAGCATCTGCCTCGTTCGGGTTAAAGCTCACCCAAATCTCCGAATCCGCTTCACGAACGGTAGGGATAAGAACCTTCCAAGTGTTCTCACTAACGTTCTCAGCCTCCTCAACCCAAACCTTATTGAAGCCAAATTTAGATTTCAACGATGTGATGTTGCGAGACAGACCAACGAACTTAAAGCACGATCCGTTCGCACCATAAATTCCGTCGCGCTGCACGTCGAAGAACTCTTGCAAGCCCATCTTCTCGATCTTGGCGACAATGACGGCATAGCTAGATTCTTCAATCGAGTTTTGGAACTCACGACCGCATAGAATCTTGTCACCGTGCTGCCATGCGAACCATACGAGGATTTCCGCTATCTCCTCCGTCTTAGCCCCGCCGCGCCCGCCATAAGGCACTTTGAGCCGCTTTGGGTAAAGCAGGAACTCAAAGGCCTCAAACAGTTCAATCTCTAGTGCTTCAGGCTGGCTCATGTGGGCGGATGATCTTGAATACAGTTCCACGCGATGGATTCGCAGGGCTTAAGCGCTCAAGCTCCTTACGGTTCAATTCGTCTACGGTTTCCTTATTGGCCTTAATGAGGTTGAGGCCAATCTCGCTAGCCTCGTTCGCCATCTTTGAAAGCACAGCCACGTCTCGCAGTGCATCGCGGCTAGCGTCATCAAGCGGCTTACTATCGTCAATCTCTGCTGCCTTGCCGTGCGCTATCCCCGACAAGCGATGAGCGGTTGCAGCGCCGTACCGTGCCGCCCCTACTAGATGACCACTGATCGCTTTCAAGTCATCGGCAATTGAACGTACAGCCATCTGTTCAGAAACGTTCAATAACGAAAGCGCGCTTTCCGCTTCAACTATTTGTTTTGCAACGGTTTTTAATGTTTCGTGACGTTTAGAAAACCGTCCAGAAACACTAGCCTTGCTTACCCCGTACTCTCGGGACAAAGCAGCGGCAGACTCACCTTGTAATAGGCGCTTACCGATTGCTTCCCATTGCTTGTCTGTGAGCTTTGATGGGCGTGCCATGCTGTACTCCTTAAATCATCTTCCGCAAATTGGCGATACTCAGCCAGCCAGTGCACATGTTTGCATCGCATGACTGGCAGGTTGCTACAGAGGCGCGCTCTATGGGCTGGTAGTTCAGTCCTAAGGAAATGGCGCTTGATGCTATGTCGAGCGGCCTTGGCATCTCAGTGAGCAGGAAAGCAGGCTTGCCGCACTGGTCGTGTATGTATGCGTACATTGTTATGCCTTGTACACGCCTTCTACCTTACCTGAGAGCGTGGCTGTAGCCTTCAGGTCGGTCAGGATAAGTTCGGCGTGCTCCGCACTGATGGCGTAGAAGTAAAAGCCAAACTTGCCGTCTGGGGTTTCGTAATCAGCGGTGTACAAATCCCATCGCTTGCCATCTACCATGCATGTGATTGGATGAGGTATGCCGCTCATCTCACCTTCTAGTCGGTCGCCCATATCAATCCTCCCCATCTTCATCGCGAGGCTTTTTCATTTCCTCTTTGATGATCTTGACGTTGCGGTGTACGTCGTAAAGTACGTAGCCGAAACAAGCAATCAAAATGCAGTCGAAGATTACGCTCATGCTCAGCACCTCATATAGCGAGAAGGAGCAATGGCGAATTGCGACATATCGAAGCCTGCGGCCTCTGCTGTGGCGTAGTCGTAGCGGCTTAGGATGAACTTTGCAGGGCTGTGATAAAAGCTCATTGGAGCATATCCGTACTGCCCGAGCGGTTCTTTGCCGTGCGCTTGCGATCTATCTAGCATGCCAGTGGTTACTTTACTCATGACTTAATCTCCTCACCTTCAGCAACATAAGCTTCGTAATCGAAGATTGACTTATCATGCTCACGTACTTTAATCGGAAGAATTGGACCTACCCGAGACAAGAAACTTGCGCCGATATAGCCACGCTGCGCCAAAGGCTCATCGGGGACTTTGGCTGGAATTAGAGTAGGTTGGAATTTCTCCGCATCTTTGAATGCTTGCATTACCTTGTTAATTGCCAGCAAAGCCTTTTCCAAGCCTTCCAGATCGATATAGGAATACAAAACGGAGTATTTTTTAGGATTGCTCATCGCTTGCCTCCTTGAATCACAGCCAGGATTGCACGAACCTTCGGGCGCATGGATTCAGCCATCAGGCCGGATGCAGCGTTAAGCGACTCGCGAACCATAGCGATGCCATCAATGTGCGTTCCTTCGCCCTCGTAGTCCCAGCGGGATAGGAAGCCGTCGATTTTGCAGTAGATGCGCATTGGAACGGTGTCGGGCGCGGCTTCTTGGAAAATGAATGCCATTATTCGCCCTCCTTGTTCTTTCCGTTCAGAATGTACTGCACAATTGCGTCAGCGGATTCAATGACCTTATCTGCTTGCGCAACTTCATATCCTGGCAGTAATTGCTTAACCAAGGAAAGTGCGCAGCGCTCACGCAGTTCAACAACATCACTTGGAGCGGCTATTGGTGCGCCTTTCAAAGCATGCGCGAGTTGTGCGGCTACTTCATTCGTGATCCGCTCACCGATAGCGCGGACCGTTTCTCGCTCACTGAATGAATCAAACAATGGGTTAACCATCACATACCACCCTTCATTCCGCCGCGCATCGGCATTGGAGGACCGCCAGCAGGCTTGCCAGCGCCCATAGCGCCGCCAATCTGTGGTTTAGGGTTAGGGCCTAGCACGCGCTTTACGCCAGCGTCAAAGTCCGCCTCGCGTGCTGCGTCGTTGCCTTCGGTCAGCATCGAGCGCGCAGCCTGGAATGCTTCTGGCATGCTTTGCACTGGTTGCATGTAGCTTTCTGGACCTTGCGGGCCGGGATCGCCTCCGATTGGGTCGCCTTCGTTGTTCATTTCTGGCGGTGCGCCTTCCATGCCCTCAGGCTTCATGCCTACGAAGAACTGGCCTTGCTCGTCCATTCCGATGCATACGATTTTCATTTTACTTCTCCTGTGGTTTTATTGAGGTCTTTCTTGAATGACTTCCATGCGCCTTTAAAGCCGTGCTGCGCAACACGCGATATCGCTTCCACAAGAGGGAAATACCATGCGAATAAAATATCCATCATACTTCCTCGGGCAAGGATTCCAGATTGTCTAATTGCCGTTTTAGGATTTTGTAGCGCGTCCAATGAACTTTGATAAGAACTGAACTTGCAATGATACCGATCATCATTGATAAATTAACCAGTATTCCGTGAATGAGTTCGCCCGCTGCTGCTGCGCCTATGGCTGTCGTAGCCGTAGAAACGGCGACCGCCACTTTAGGGCTATTCGCGGCCTCTATTACCGCGTCGCGAATTGAGTCGCTCATTGATACGCCTTTGAGTGATGAAATTGAGTGCGGCCAATATGAGGTCCGCAAACCAAGCCAGCCCTAGAATAATCAGCATCGTAGCGGCCAATATAGAATAATCGAAGGAGTTGAACATAGACTATCGTCCCAGCAACAATGTTATACATAGTCGGCGGGAGATAGGCCGTGAAAAATATCCAACCGAAAACATTGGACACCATAGAGGCGAGGCATAGGCGCTCTAGGTCTAATGCAAGCCTGCCAGTAGTAAGGCAGGATATTGTGTATATCAGTGTAAAATCTGCAAGTGCGGCGGAGGCATGATAAATTAACTGACCGAAGTCAGTTGCAGGAAGATTCCCGAATATGCCCTTGTGGACCTCTTGCACTGCGACAAATAACAACGCAATGAGAAGGCGCATCTGCCACACTTGACTAATCATTGCATTTACTTCTGAGCTGGCTTCTTGGACTTGTCACTACCTGGCTTTGGTTTTTGCTTGCCATCCCCGCCGACCGATTGAATGCTGTTGAATTTTGCGCGCTTGCTGTTCATTTTTTCGCTCCAGTAAATTGTGAATGCTTCAGCCTGCATTCTACTTCAATACGGCAACTTTGCCACAAGTCATCGCTTATTTCCGTCGTTTTTCGGTTGCGAAATGGCTTGCTATCTGGCTTTGAGTGGCTTATAGTTTATTCCATGCAATGTATTTTATAAACCTCACTCGGAGATGTCATGAAACCACTGTCGAAGCATCAACAAAGCACTCTTGCCAAGAATCGCGGTATCGAAGTCGAGCGCGGCCTTAACTTGCTCAATGCTCGTGGGCGGCGTATTCCTCCTGCTGTATCGTTTCTGGTGATGGCGGTTGCGGCCTCACTTAGTAAGCCGAGAAAATGAAAAAGCCCCGTAGTGGGGCTTTTCTTTTAACGTGGACCAGTTACTTCTCGGCTAACAGGAATTTGTTACTGATTGCCTTAAAACTGATGTTTGGATCGCTGATTGATTTAAATACCAATCCTTCACGCTGCGCTTTCTCATTTAGGACACTGAATCCTTCGGACATCAATAGAATACCGTCGATATCCTGGTTGATTGTGTGCTCGGCGTCAAGAACTGGGCAATGCAACAAACCTAGTACATCGCAAACTTCATCGCGGCGCTGAGCGTCATAGTATGAGTAGGCATCGATATCGAACACGTCAAACACGCGGAACTGATGCTCGGTCAGATTGTATTTGTTGCCTTGGATTGACGGACCGATCAACTCACCTTGGATAGCGATGTTACTTCCAAGATCGCGCATCTTTGCCTCAAGATTCAGTTTGATAGCCATAGTCCAAAACGAGTTCTTCTCATCAGACTTGAGGTCGAGATTTCGGCTGCATACGCCAAAGTCTTCATCGCGAAGATATGCGGTCATGCTACTTCCATCCAACTTCTCTGTGACTTCCCAAACGGTCTTATTTTTCCATACTTCCAAATCGCGTTTGAGGTTCTGAATACGTTCCTGATCCGTCTTCTTGATGAATGAAGGGAAGTTTCCGCGAACTTGCCCGCTAAGCTGTGCTGACACTGGAGCTTCCCACTTCTGCACGCCAACAGCTTCTGTGATATCGTCATCTTCTAAGCAATTCGCAAAGACCTCAGCAAGAGGCAATAGCAAACCTTGACTAACTTGCCCGCGCAGCCGGACTGTACGCAGACGAGCACCTGCAACGCCATTGAATTCGCGCTTGTCCTTGCACAGGAACGGCGCTACGTTTTCAGGTATCCAAGAGTCTATTTCGAAGTACATGGCAAGCTGGCCTTCTGAAAACTCGCCTTTCTTTACAACTACCTTCCAGCCTCCTACCTGGGCGCATTCAATTGCATCCGCTCCATCGATAGGGCTGATTGAATCAATGCGGCGAACCGTAACCAATTTACGCATGTTGTTTCCTTCTCATTATATTCCACTCAACCGGAGCGGCTACGTTCTTACTTCTTACCTGCGCGCCTATCGCCTTCCCTACGCTCTGGTAGGCCGCTTGCTTGATACGGCATATCGATTTTCCGGCGGTCACGCGAGGCCCTGTGCTCGCTCATGATCTTGTCAGCTTCAGCAATTGCCGCGTCAATCTGGCGCTTTCTTTCCTCGTGGCTTGCGTGATAAACGCCTGCTGATCCGCTCTTAGGGCGTAGGGCGTCTAGTTCGGCCTGTAGGCGCTCTATTTGCGATGCGGCCTCCTGAGCCACTCCGTAGAACTGGAGGCGGCTTGTTTCGTTTTCCATTGCCATATCGTATGGCATACGGAGAATTCCGAAAAACAATACTTCGCTCATGCTGGCTCCATTACTGGTTTTGGTTCAAAGAGGTCGCGTACTTTTTTCTTGCCGCTTGGTGGGTTCTTGGGTCGAAGCTGACCTAATTTAGCAGCAGTGCAACGACCTGGATTTACAAAAGTATCTGTCGATTGTGCCATTGCTGTTTCTCCAGTGCGCGGATCACGAACCAAATGTGGTTTGCTAGTCACCATTGTTTCTCTACCATTCAAAAACGCCCCATCATTGTTTAGTCCGTGCCAAATATAAACCTTACCTACCTCATACATGACGCTCTCCTAGTTATTGCGCTAAAACTTTCTGCGCGTGATTGTTTGCAAAGCTGAACAAGCCGCGTTCAACGTTTGGCAAATAGTTGACGTAGTAGGCAATTGCGCGCCGAATTGTCGAATACTCGCCGGTTGTAAAATCGAGCAGCACTGTATCGCGGCTAGATGCTTTGAACATTGCCGTGTAAGCCTCCATCGCCAGGTTGTAGAAAGATTTGCTTTTCATCTGGCTACCTATTGCAACAGCCATAATTAAATGGCGTGTCAGGAAGTTAGCGAGACTTGCAGGGCATTCCGAGCGCTTTGCGGCATCGAGCGCCATGAGCACGCGCAGGGCGATTTCGTCGGCGTCCTCGCGCTTTATCTTGGCCTTTGCCTCAAAGACCTCATGCATGGTTCTAGCGCCTACTAGCTGGCTTGATCGAACTGGTTTCATGCTGGTTCCTTCTTTCGGTGCTCGCAGCCTTCACAGTGAGGCGAGGGCGTTGTTTGGGTATAGACGCATTCGGTGCTCATGATGTGGAATATCCGCTTCCAACGTGGCACGCGAACAGGTGCGCCGCGATCTTCGTATTCTGACCAGCCGTCTTGCGCTATGTAGCTGCTTTCAGCGGTAGGGCGTGGTTTATTTTTGCAACCAGCAATAATCATGGCTTCTCCGTAAGTGCGCTGGGTTCCTTACCTTCAACGCCCGCAAGTTCCTCAATCAGGTCAACCAACTCAAGAACCATGTGCGGGCTAATGTGCTTGCCGCCCAACTTGCGTATTTCGATAAGCGCGTTGCGCTGCTGCTCGGTAATCATGGTTTAACTCTCAGGTTTGCACGAATGCGATATTCCAAAACAGACCGTATATATCTCATTGAAAGCTCAGGATGCATCCGTTCAATTTCCCTTAGCGTTTTACGATCTATTTCAGAAGCTCTCCGTATGGACAGTACAACCTCGGCAGGAACGGTTATGTTTCCTTGCCATCCCTGCCCTGCTGGAGTCTTTTTTCTTCGCTTCTTTTTCTCTGCTGGCGCGCTTTTTGCGCAATCAATAGATGGAAACAGATGAATAATCATAGCCTAGCCAATGCTACGAATCGAGCTGCGCGCTGCCTCAAGCTGCGCATAAAGCTCGCGCCGCGCATTGTCCACCTTCAGCGGCTTGCGCTCTGGCAGTTCTTCCCTTGCCTTACGCTCTGCGTTAAGCATGGATTCTGTTGGAATGTAAAAGCCAAGCGTGCGCTTTGCGTTGCTGCGCCGAACTTTGCCGCACGCTACCAGCTCGTTAAGCAGCGTAATCATCGACGCTTCGCCAACCATGAACTTTTTCGTGAGCGCTGTTACAAGCACCACTTCGCCGTTTTTTGTGCGCAGCCAGGATAGCAACAGTTCTTCGTATGAGGTTTGATCTTGCATGATGGTTCCTAAATGAAATACTTGATCGCCGAATAAACGGCATAGCCAATGCAGCCAACCACGGCAACAATGCCAATCACCGCCAGATAAAACACGGTCACTAGGCCATCAAGGTTGATGAAGCCGCGTTGCTTTTTCATGGTGAGTTTCCCTTTATGCCCAGCGAATCGCGGCATAGTTGATGGCCAGGTGCAGCGTGTTGTCAGCGATAATGAGCAGCCAGAATGCTAGCCACGGAGGCGTATCTTTGTGGTAGCCAGTTTCCGAGCAATCCTCCCAGCGCAAGCTGGGCTGTGTGATCCAGTTTTTGGCGAAAACAACGTAGCGCGCCAAACGGTAGCGGTCAATCAGCGCGTGGGAAAAGCAGATTATCATCACGGCTTCAAGACTGAGGTCAAAAACCAGCACGAACGGCAGCGTGTAGACAATTGCGTGAAACAGCGCAATCCCCATGGCGCTCGTTTTCTTCTTTGCCATCATATCGGTTTGCGTCAGATAGTCGCCGAACAGATGCAAAATCAGTTGCTCCATGCTATTCCCCTTAGTCTTTATTCGGCAGGATGACATCGCCGTCTTCGATGGCGCGCCGAATGGCGGCGTTGGCGATACCGCGCCATCCTTTTTCCGTCTCACCAGCACTCGCATGGAAGGCTTTTTTGATTTGCTGCTGAGTCATCCGAGTTACTGGGAAAACTGGCTCGGGCTTGATGCGGTATTCGTAGTTATCAACAAAATCAAAGTCGTCTTCCCCCATATCAAAAAAAATTTCTTGATCGTTCATTTTTTCTTGAACAACTGCACCATTTGCTTTTGCGCAAATGAATTCTGCGTGCACATGCGGCTTACCCATTTCATTCTCCCTAGTTGGTCACTTCTTCTTGCGCAGTTTGGCTACTTTCAGCAGGAACAATTCCCAGCAAGCCAAATCAATTGGCTCACCTTTTTCCCACCGATGCCACGCCAGACGCTCACGAGAAACCAAGGCCGCAGCCTCCGCTTGTGTTAATCCAGCCTTGTGCCGCGCCGCCGCGATTTCCTCTTTGGTAGGCGTCATAATTACTCGCACAGGTCAAGGAACTCGCAACCCGGCGATTTCAGATCAATCAACACACCCAGCATGGCATCTGCCACAGCGTTCAGCATCTGCAAGCGGACAGTCTTGGCGTTGGCGTCGGCGTTGGCGTTGGCGTCGGCGTTGGCGTTGGCGTCGGCGTTGGCGTAGGCGTCGGCGTAGGCGTTGGCGTCGGCGTAGGCGTTGGCGTTGGCGTAGGCGTTGGCGTTGGCGTAGGCGTTGGCGTAGGCGTAGGCGTAGGCGCGTGCTTTCTTGGTGACTTCACGTGCAGCCAGTGTAGCGGCCTTGGATTCCTCAAAATCTGGTGCGCTTTCGCAAACCTTGGCCGCCGCTTCCAGTTCTTCAGCAAATGGCCCGCCACGCACTGAGGCGATACGCAAGGCAATTGGCAGCACCTTGCGATTGCAAGCCAACCCGAATCCTTTGGCAAAAGCCATTTGGTCAATGGTGTCGCTTCCGAGCTGTGCGATTGCCAGCTTGCGCATTCCTTTAGCGCGGTCTTCTGGAGTAGGCCAGCGCGAGTCGTTCAGGCGAATCTTAGCGATGCGAACGGCAGCGCCGACACAAGTTGGCTCATCGCTGTGCGGCAGTCCCATTGCGTAGCAAACCGCAGCCTCGACACACATCTTTCCGGGTACGGCCTCACCAAGGCCCGATACCAAGCCCGCATCTACTACACTCAGAACTTTTACAGCCAGATCACGATTCATTTCCATTTTTATTCTCCGTTTTGGCTTTGCGGTATGCGCTGCCTATGAACAACATCATGCATCATTTTAATGCCGATCACAAGTATTATTTGGATACATCACTCAAGTTGTTTCTGCGCTACACCTGGCAATGCCGCCGTGATGACCTGCTTGGCCTTGGTAGCGTTGCCGATTAATCTACCTTTCTTTGCTGCCATTCAGCCAAGCGCATGAAGTTGTTTTCCTTCGTCTGCCGATATCCACTCCTATGAGCATCGGCCAACTCGGACCAATACGCCCTAAGTTCTGGGCTGTTTCTGGTCTCTTCCTTGACTTCCTCTACAACTAAATTAGTCCATTCGTAAAAGTTCGCTATATACGCAAAGTCACGTAGAAACTTCTTGCTTACGAGCATCGCACCAGTCCTCATCAAATTTCTCAGGCATCGTTACCTTTACCTTAAACCCGTCACGCTCAAGTCTTTTTGCCAATACAAAGGCAGCAGCCTGCCCCGTCCAAGACGAATCCGTGTCGCCGAAAATATGTACCTCCTTAACGCCTTCTGGCGGCATAAACTGCTCAAGCAAAACGGCATTTGTAGCCGCCCATATTGGCAATGAGAATCGCACAGAGGCCGCTAGTGCGTTCTCGATGCCCTCGGCAATACCGACGCACTCTTGGACCCTTGATAGCCGCACAGCGCCGCCATTCAGTCGCTTGCCGGCCATGAACTTCTTGACTGGATTAACGCTTGCCTTTTCACCCGCTGAGGTGAGATATGTCCGGTGCAAGGTGATTCCTAGCCCATCGACATCGCGCATGATGGATACCATTGCCGGATGCGCCCCCCCCTGGCTGTGATACAAGGACGGGTGATAGCGAATGTCGGACGGTATCTCCACAATGCCGCAGCGCTTGTTCAGGTAGGTCCATACTGGATCACCTTGCTTTACATGCTGGCACTCGCGCAGAACCTTTTTGATCGAGGCGACCTTATCCGCCTCGGTCCTTTCATCCATGCGCTTCGACTCCTTGACGGTACCTAAAACACGGTCGACATTTGCCGCCGCCTCTTTGAATGACCAGCCGTACATACGGATCAGGAATTCAAAGCCTGACCCCGCTCCGCATTGAGAACAAAAGAACGACCCATTGCCGTTCTTGTCATCAAACCGGAACCGGTCAGTGCCGCCGCAAAACGGACATGCTCCATGCTTCTTGCTGGTAAATCGCTCATCGACACCGAGCGCGACCAAAATACCGGGCCACTTACCGTTTGCCAGCTCACTAGTTTTTGGCTTCAGCGCGCTCATTTGTTACCCTTGTGAAATCGGATCATTGCGGACTTCACCATGTTTTGCACAACAAGGCTTGGTGGGCGCCCAACGTCTTTCAAGCCACGAGGCCAAACACCGAAGATCCCGCGATATTGATTCGCTACCCAGCCCGGTTTATAGCCGCGTTCTTCTGCCATGCGGTATAGCTCGGAATAGACTTCCTGCTTGCCCAGGCCATCAAGCTTTGCCTGCTTGGCCTTTTCCTTTTTTGTCAGCGGTACGAGTTCTCCCGGAGCGTGTTCTGTCGTGTTTGGCTTAAGAGGCAAGAATCCGCATACTGGACATTTGCCGCCAGTCTTTTTTAGGTAGCTGCACTGCGGACATTTAGACGGTTTTTTTTCCTCTACCTTTTTGTCAGATCCAGTGGTCTGTTTTGGCTTGCCGTCATCCAATTCCATCGGGAAATCATCGGTAGGGAAACCGATACTTTGCACGGTCCCGCTATGGTCAAGGATAAGGGCGCGGTCCTTTCCTTCGGATGGGCGAAGCACACGGCCTGCCATTTGCAGGTATCGGATCAGGCTTTTTGTCGGACGAGCCAGGATCATCGTGCGGCAAGCTGGGAAGTCCCAGCCTTCGGTGAGGATGCCGACATTGCTGATTACCAGAGTTTTGCCAGCGGACACACGAGCAAGGATATCCTTGCGGTCGTCTTCGCTGGTGTAGCAATCAATGTGCTCCGCTGCTACACCGGACGCGATGAACTGCTCTACGATATGTCGCGAGTGTGCAATATTGGTAGCAAAGCAGACAGTAGGCGTACCATTTGCATATTTTCGCCAGTTGGTCACGATATCGCCGATAAGCAACGGCTTGTCTACCGCCTCGCCAAGTTCCTTTTCGTTATAGTCGCCAGCGGTGATTTTCACCCCGCTAAGATCAGGCTGTGACGGTGCATACACATCACAGTCAACGAGGAAGCCTTGGTCGATAAGTTCTTGGATCGTTGCGGCGATCACCATTTGTTCGAACAGTGGGCCGCCGAGGTCATCATATACTTTCCCCAATCCCTTTGAGAATGGAGTTGCCGAAAGCCCGATCACTGGGCCTTTGTGTTGCGATATTACCTTGCGGTAGTCCTTAGACCCAGCAACGCCGTGCGCCTCGTCAATCACCAGCAAATCGACTTCAGGCATGCCACGCTTTGCAACCGTCTGGATTGATGCAACAATTACGTTCTCATACGTGCGTGACGTGTTCGCGCCCTGAATAACACCGTGGGCAATTCCAGCTTTGAAGAACCTTGCTGATGTTTGCCCTACCAAGTTGATTCGGTTGCAAAGGAATGCCACCCGCTTACCCTTTGATATAGCACCTCTGACCAAAATCATACCGATTTCAGTCTTTCCGCTGCCCGTTGGGCTGCTCAACATCTGGCGCTTAAAACCTTCAGCCAGCCCTGCGCGCAGATTTTGCACTGCGTATGTTTGATACTCTCTTGCTTCGAACATTGTCGCTCCTTTAAATTACCCTTGGTAGGGCGGGGCGCTTTTAAACCCCTTTCGTTTAACACACGTCTAAACCTCACCCGAGGACGCAACAGAAGTTGCTAAGGTGACATTCCTATCAAGAGCGGTTTATCTAAGCTACGGACTGTCAGGAGCTTCACTGTCGGTCATCCGTACCACCATCATCGGCAGATTCATACAATCGCTGCACCACCACTGTGGATTCCCGATCACATCGCTACGTTTATCGCGGCCGCCTTGACTGCGGATCCGCTAGGGCTGGGTTATGGCCCCCGCTGTCGATGTAGCATAAAACAAAAAAAGCCCCAGAAGTATCGGCACTTTCCTTGTAGCAGCAAGTGGGATTTAACCCAGAAAGTACCGAGACCTATGGGGCTTCGGATTCGCCAATGCTGCTACATCGACAAAGCAATCATACGTTTGTTGCCGCACATACGTCAAGGCAAATTTTTCCAAAATACATTGAGTCCCGGAAAAGCGACATTCCTAGCGTCAGTAGTATTGCTTTGTGCTATTGCTCATCAGCGGCGCAAACAGCGTCTTGATGCGTGCTTTCTTGGCGATCTGTCGTGCTTCGTAGCGCTGGCGGATTTCTGCGCGGCGTTCGGGATGGCGCTCGTTGTAGCGTTGCTGATAGACTGCCTCGCCGAGTGCTGGCGGCTTGGGCTTATCTACTTCGGTTCCCTTCACCTTGAATCTGTAAAGCGGCAATCGAGCGCCGTTGTTCTTTTGTGTGCGCCACTCGCTGATGTAAATCAATCCTTCAGCGTGCAATGCATCGATCCATAAGCCAGCGCTTGACACGGCGACACCAGCTCGCTTAGCAACGCGACTACGGATGCCGGGAAGGGCGGTTAAAACTTTATCGCGCACTGATGGGCGTCCCATTTTCGGCTTAGCCATGTACCTTCCCCTCTCGTTTAATTGCAAACACAGGCATCTTAGGGCCTTGCTTTGGAACTCGATGCGTGATGACGTAGATAGCTTCATCTGCAAGCAGCGATGTAACCCAGCGACCGGCAGCAGCAGCGCTAATCGATACTCGCTCGGCGATCTGATTGCGCGTGCCTGGAAGCGCCGCCAGCACGTTTTCGCGATGCGATGGACGCCCAGCCCTACGCATGGTAAAGACGCCATACAAACGCGCTCCAGATGACCGTGCACAGCATCAAAGCAAAAACAAAAGGCCAATTAATCTTCATGGCTGATAAATCCTGTGAAATATTGTAGTTACAAGCTCAATCTGACGTTGCGAGAGGCGGTAAGGCTTCAAGCCGTGGCAACTGTCGAAATGTGCGCGCTGCATTGCATCCTTCTCCCAAGAAGCCAAGCCCAATGGCGAGGAATTCAAGGCGCGTACCATTTGGCTTACTGTTATCAACTGCATGATTGCCTCCGCTACAGGTTGGTTTCCTGATGGAATAGTAGACTATTTCATTGCTCTTGCAATGCCTTAACCGCCTCGCGGGCGGTGTCGGTTGTTACTCTTTATCTTTATATTCCCTCCATGTGATCCACAACCGAGCACACAAAAATCCGAACATAAAGCCAGCAAAGAAATCCATAACTTTATCCTTTCATTTAGGTTAGTCGATCAGCCAAACGATAGCGACAAACACAACGAACCAAGCGGCGTTGTAGGCGATTCTTTTGAGGGTCATGATGGGTTCCTTGAAAAATGGTGATAGGCGGTTTTAGCGCGATCCTCCCCATGTGGAGATGCCAGGGTCCTGGCGGTTTCCATTAAACATGCGCATCGGCATGATGACGCCTATAAATTCATCCTCAAAGCCGTATATCTGCACCTGAGCTCCATTTTCACCATTCTGGCGTAATACAGGGGTTTGGCGACTCCCAAGCGCTTTAGCGGCCTTCAAAAATCGCCCCAAAAGTTCGAAATCAAAATTACCCACCTCTCCGCTTGTTTCGCTGACCATTACGCGTCTGTAGTCAGGAAATAAAGCTTCGATTGGTGAAAATTCGATCCCTCCTAGCGTCCAGTTCCCTTCGGCATTTAGCTGCAATGGGAGTACATCTTTTTTCATTGAAAGCGCAAGTTTTACAGTTGCGTTTGGGATAATCACATCAGGCATGTCTGGCTGATCCCCGCCTATTACTTGATCGCGCAAAACAACTGCGCACGATCCATCGGTGGCGACTAGGCGAGTCTCCTTCGCTCGTACCTCTGCTAATACGCCATGAAGGTAGTAGCGGATATCATGAGATGCCGAAAATACGGCTGCTGCTTTTAGGTGCTTGGCTTGAATCGATACTTCCATGACTTTTCTCCTTTTAAGTTTGCGCTGCCATAAGTAAGAATATACGCAAGTAATTATCTTTGCGCAAGTGGTATTTGTTGACTGTCGTAAAAAAACCTCCCGAAGGAGGCTTGATCTATTCGATTGTAAGTTGGCGCGTGTCTATTGGGAGAGGGACATACACTACCTCACGGTCACAATCCTCAAGTCCGGCGAGAACAGCTAGCCGGCTCGCTTCTCTGCACACAGCCGCCCGCTGGCCCTTAAAAATACACGCGTGGCATGATGCACCATGCTTTGTCGTGAATCGCATCTGAGAAGGGTCTACAGGCTCTGCCATGCCTATCAAATCGGCTAGCGCGGTCATCCCTCTCATGGCAACCTCAAGCCACGGCTAATCCCCGGAACGTGAAGCAAGTAGCCTTTCTTGATGATCGCCTTAATCATCAACTCAGCCGAATTGATCGACTTGTAGCCAAACTTATCGCAGATATCTTGACGTGTTGGAGGAATGCCGCCAACGATCTTTGCACGTATGAACTCGTAGACGGCAAGCTGCTTGATGGTGAGGTTTTTCATGGTTCTCCTTTCGTTGTTTGACTAGCGCAAATCAGCAAGAAAGCCGTTATTCGCGCTAGACCACTTTACCGAGCATCAATGCCGCTGCCGTCAAACAAACACGGCAGAGGTGCGCAGTATTTGACTCGTAGTCAGGCTCTTGCCCAACCTGAATCACGGCTATCTGCCCATCTGCGCCACACTCATCACATATTGGAACACTGGTCCATGACTTGTTTCCGATGATCTTATCAACTTCATCCGGATTGATTGGGTTCACCAATTGCGCTAACTGGTCAATTATTTCGCCATGATCGATACTTCGATAATTTATTGATCCACGATATTGTTCATACTGAAGCTTGAATCTTGCAGGAACCGTATCAGCAAGTAATTGCCGTGTGATGATCTTCATATTTGCCTTTCGGTAGTTGCTAGTCTGGCAAAGCCGCTAAAGCTTCGCGCGCCTGCTTCAACTCCAGGCGCGTAATGGCTTGGACTTGGCGCGCAGAAATTAACGCATCCTCTGTCTTGGTGATGCTCTCGTTGATGATGTTCAGCCGGTTTTCAAGCTCGTTGAGGCGAGCGGCGGCGGAAAGTTTAGCGGCGTTCATTTCAGTTGCTCCTTGAGTTTCAAAAGCTTGGCGGTCATTTCTGTAGCCATCGGTTTGCCGTCATGCTTGTCTGGATGGCAGAGTTGAAGCAGGCGTTGCACATCTTCGGCGGCGAACTGTGATTGATTTTGTTTCGCCTCACCTCGTAGCAGGAATTGTTCGCCGCCTAGAGCATTAACACGGTCAACCAACTTTCCCCATTTCCTACTAAGCTTGTTATAGGCATCAACCGCATGCTCATACCGCATTTCAGCAGTCAGAGCGCGGATTCTCATATCTTGGTATTTTGATTCGCGAACGAACATCACATCTCCTTTTTCATTTCTCTCACGCGGCGCTGGTAGTCAGCTTTCATAGCGCGTAGTTCATCATGTGTCCACTTGCATGGAGCGTTATCTGCCTCCAGCAATTCAACACGATCAAGGCCTATTCGGGCGATCAGACCAATACGATAAGCGACCGCCTCGCCGCTTCCATATCTATTATCCTGCTTTGATTGTGCGTGACAATTATCCTCATTAAAGCGCAAATGCGGGGCGCTACCGCGTGATCTGTAATGACCGGCATCTACGGCATTACCGGACCAATCGAGCGACCTTCCGCTTGATATGCAATTAAAGCCAGCCAACCGATCACGCAATCGGATCATTGCATTGAAGGCCGTTTGCGTCTCGCGGATTAATCGCGGATAGGTCTTGAGCGACTCTTTTTTAAGCTTGTCAACTGCCCGTTCCTGGCGCTGCAATTTAGCCTTCTGTAGCGCCGTAACCTTCTTCCCATGCGCTAATGCACAAACAACTGAACAAGCCACAGCAAGCGGAGAACGAGGCTCAAACTTCGTTTTGCAAACCCTGCAAGCTTTGAGCTTCGGCCCCTTTGCTGGCTTTGGCATCTTCGTTATTGAGGCTGAGCGCATTGGAGCCTTACGGACTAGCGGCGCTTTTTGCTTGAGTGTCATGCGGCACCAAGAAAATCACGAATCTTACCCACCATCGCCAGCGCTTCAGGCTCGATAGAATCGCCATCAGCGCGCATTTCAGCGATAGCCAAGTCGCTACCTTTTAATACTTCGGCAAGCAGCGAGCGCGCATAGGTCAAGTCTTTGCGCGTCTTGGCTTCCCGGGCCGCTTGATTGGTTAGAGTACCTATTGTTTTGCTCACTTTCCCTCCTGCTGCGCCTTGATGCGCTCAAAGTGTTCTGGTGTACCCATCATCGAACGAATATCATCGACAAGGCAACGGCGATGCTTGGTCGATTCAGAGGCTGGCCTTTGCGCCTCAATCCGCGAAAATGCCTTGCGGCTCATTACGTGTCCTGGCTCGATTTGGTCTGTCATCCCTCACCTCCCAGCGTATCGGATGCGTCAAGGTAGGAGCGGATGCGCTCAGTCAGTGGTCTAGTGGAGCCGCTTATCTCGGCTATCTCGTCGTCAGCCTTAAATACCTCGCGCAGCAGAGCGCAGGCGGCGGCGAGTTCAGTTTCCTGACGCTTGGCATATGCACTTAGTTCCTTTGCAGTCCAACCGCCGTCAAAATGGTCTTGAGTCAGCCCTTCGCACGCCTTGCATGCTGCATCAATCCATTCCTGCGTATGTTGGCCGCTCATGGCGCACGCTCCGGCAGAATTTTGTCGAGCCGCGTCTCGCCATCGCCGCCATACGGCAGGCAACGGCCATCCCAACCCATTGGAAGGCCAGACACAGCGGTTATCTCAGCCATGACGCCGACGATCACATCGCGAGGCAACGTATCGCTGGCAATCTCTTGTAATTCTTCCTTTGCCACTTTTACTGCGTGCTCTTGGCTCTCAGCCTGCACAAGAGTAGTCAAGGTGATGCTGACGCTGTAGATATGCGCGGTCATGCTTTCTCCTTAATCAGTTCTTCAATCTTCTTGATGGAAAGGCCCGTAGCGACGCTGATGTCGTATTTGTTCTGCTTCGACACTGGCTGTTTGCCGTTGCGGATTTTGCTGACCACGTAGGGCAACAGGTTGATGCGCTTGCACAGCTCGCTATCGGTATCAAAGCCGTACTTCTGTCGTAAGTGGTTGAGCAAGCCGCCCGATGAGTCTAGAGGGAAGTGCTTTTGCGTTCGTGCCATGCGGTTCTCCGGTTGAGTTGTATTGAGGCTTCATTCTACCTTGTTGCTTATTTGCGTGCAATCGGTAAATTATTTGTGTGCAGCTATTGCGCAACGGATTTAGGTGTGTCATAGTTCATTCCATCAACAGGAGATAAGCATGTTTGGCAAAGCAACCCTAGTAAAAGAATTGACCGTGCCGATTAGCATCGATGGCGGCATTGAAATAATCCTGACTCAGGTATCGCCGGTATTCGTTACTTGCATCATGGATGGCAGCAAGGTTAAACGTGTACACGCCGATGCAGGTATCGAGTTCCTGAGCGATGGCGGCTTTATCGGTCTGAGCTACAAGCCAGGATACGAAATAACCGACATCTGCAACCGTGCGGCCTTGGAGCGCCAAATCCGCGCCGAGGCTGAGGAAAACGAAGCGATGCAAGCGCATATCCAAGGCGATTGATGAGAATAGTTACTTTGATCCCTCTATCAAAGCGCGCCAAGCAGATCGTTAAGCAGCACGGCGATAGATGGGAAGTAATCAGGCGCGATGTGAATGTTCTTTTTACTGATGCGGCTGGGCCTTTTCTGCTGGTTCAGCCGTTGACGGAAGAACGCGCTCCAGCCAATGATATTCGCACCTCACGAATTGAATCCGCCTCACGCTGGGTTCATGAATTCACAGACGAAGATTTCAAAGTTGCACCTTAAAAGGGGAATGAAATGCTCAACGATCCGTTCGACAAGTGGCCTAAAAGAGACGAAACGTGGCTCGATATGAAGCAGCGCCACGAAAAAGAGAAGCAATTCTCCGACCAAGTTGCTATCATGCTCTTGTTCCTAGTCATCGCTCCTTTCGTCTGCTACATGGTAATCGATGTGCTGGACAAGCATTTTAAGTAAAGTTTTTAGCCCGCCAGAGCTAATAAATTGCTGGGGGAATCTGGCAAAGCTGCACGGTCAAGGGAGTAACACCGTGCATCGCCTGACTGGCGTAACCAGTCACTACACATAGCCGCTGATGTAGCCCTCCGCCTGAACGGCGAGAAGATGCAACGATTTGGGCGCTACCCCGTTAAATCGTATGATTCAGGAACTACGCCTGATGACGCCTACCAAAGGTAGGGCGGCTATGTGTGGTAAGGGGCCGCTATACTGCCCTTTGGAGTAGCGGGATGCGCAATGAGCCGAATCGGCCTGTAAAGCAGGCGTCTGCCGGGGAGCGCAAACAGGAGGACGGGTCCACACGCTAGCATGCACAGCGCATATGCCCAAGCCGGACTTGGTTAAAGCCGGGATGCAGAGGCGGTTTCTGAGCAGACTCAGGATAAAAAACGTGCCGCCAGTTTTCTGCATATAGCAATCTTGCTTAAAAAGACAACCGGTGAAAGACTCATAAATATCCCTTGCTGGAAATAATATTTCATGGCAATATGTGGATTCTGAATAGCTGTTGTGGTGATGGCTTTCAGTGCCAACGGAAGACCCATGTGGTCGAAGCAGAGTTTCGCAATGCCTGCAATCCGTCAGGTTTTACGATCACCGCCTCTGCTTCGACCACATGGGTTTTTTAATGAATATTTTGGAATATTTACAGGAAAAGTACAACGTAGAGCGACCTTTCGCAATCACGCGATCAGAGGCGCATGCCTTTGGGATTCCATACCCATTGAAATCAGGGTGGATGGCGAAACATGGGCCGCGCCTTGTTACTGAGTACATGCTGTCTAAAATCAGTAAAGCCATGACGGCCAAGATAAAGCGCCGCGAAAAGAAGGGCCGGAACCCGAACGCGTATCAGTTGGTTGCTCTATCCCTGTCTGAAAAGAAAAGCGGCCCAGTTACATATCCAGCCATCAAGTCTTACGTTCCACCGCCATCAAAGCCACCAAAGCAGCGCTACGTCGATCCGAATGGGCCTGACTTCCTTACTAGTTACGCTTGGCGCACATTGCGTATGCAGGCATTAAAACTATACGGGGCAGTGTGCATGTGCTGCGGTGACAACCCTTCCAATGGGGCCATCATGAATGTTGACCACATCAAGCCACGAAAATACTTTCCTAATTTGGCTTTAGATATAAAAAATCTACAAATTCTTTGCGGGGCCTGTAATCAAGGCAAATGTAACTGGGACGAAACTGATTGGCGTCCAACAGAATCTGAATACGAGACGTATGACCCATTAGAGCAAGCAAAAGAATTTTTGAAACAATTCTAAGGAAAAACTATGAGCAACGCATTAACTCTAATTACCGGAGACATCAACGCTACTCGGGATGAATTCCAGACATTGCTAGCTGACCGCTCAATAAAGTTTGAGCAAGAGGCTGGCTTTGCGATTCAAGTGCTGGGGAACAATGATTTCGCACTGAAGATCGCGGCTAACAATCGTCAATCTGTCGTGAATGCGGTCAAGAATATTGCCGCTATTGGCATCAGTCTCAACCCAGCCAAGAAGCAAGCTTATCTAGTACCACGTGGCGGCGCAATCTGCCTTGATATTAGCTACATGGGCCTAATGGACTTGGCAATGGCTACAGGATCGATCAAATGGGCGCAGGCTGAGATTGTACGCGCTGGCGATGGCTTCTCACGTGGACGCTTCGACCAAGCGCCTGTGCACACGTTTAATCCGTTTGCAAAGGATCGAGGCGAGATAATCGGCGTCTACGTTGTCGTCAAGACTGCGGATGGTGACTACCTGACACACACCATGGAAATAAGCGAGGTCTACGATATCCGCAACCGCTCGGAAGCGTGGAAGCGCAACTCAGGGCCGTGGAAGACCGACCCCGCCGAGATGATCAAGAAAACTTGCGTCAAGCAAGCCTATAAATACTGGCCTAAGACTGACCGCCTGGAAAATGCAATCCATCACCTTAACACGGAGGGCGGTGAGGGCATGCGCGACATCAACAACGCACCGGATACCATGGACGTAGACCCGCTTATTGCCGAAGCGCTGAAGACCACTAGTGACGCCGCCGCGCTGACCTACTGGCGTGAGCACAACGCGCTGTTGGTGAATAATCCTGCGGCTTACAAGAAGCTCAAGGATGCCATCGCCGGCCATCGTGCGCGGATGGCTGAAGATGCAAAAAAGCCAGAAGTGATTGATCAGGCCATGCCGGAAGTTCTGGCCGAGCAGGAAGCCGAGCGCGTGCTCAGCGACGAAGAACTTGATGCTCAGCGCACAGGAGGCCAGCCGTGAGATTTATTGAATGCCAACAAGGAACTTCCGAGTGGCTTGCATTAAGGGCCGGATTAATTACCGCGTCATGTTTCAGCGATGCAATCAGCACGATTGGCGGTCTAAATGAGCAGCAACAAAAGTATGTCGAGCTGGTAAAGGCTGGCTTATCAGAAAAAGATGCGGCGGCTGGCGCTGGTTACAAAGGCGCTCCTAGTGCCGATATCATCAAGCGCGCCCTACGTGACGAATCTACCGTTGAGCCGTCTGATACCGCAAAACGTTACGCTGCTGATTTGGCATTTGAGCGTATCAATGGAGGCCCATTCCAAGAGCCAGCGAACGCTTGGGCTCTGGAGCGCGGCCACGAGATGGAAGCCTTGGCGCGTATGCACTACGAAGCCAGGACGCAAGCTTTCGTTACCGAGGCTGGCTTGTGTATTGATGCTGATGACGTTTTTGCATACAGCTCTGATGGCCTTGTAGACAATGATGGCTTAATAGAAATAAAATCCCCGATTGACAGCATCAAGATCATGGATATGTGGCGTACTGGCGACGTTAGCGAATATCTCTGCCAGATTCAAGGAGGCCTATGGCTTACTGCGCGGAAATATTGCGACTTCATTATGTATGCGCCTATGCTGAAAAATGTAGGTAAAGACTTGTACGTGAAACGAATCCTGCGCGATGATGATTTCATAGACAAGATGGCGGCTCAACTGGCTGACTTTGAAGGCCTCGTTAAGCAGTACGAAGCCATTCTGCGCGCCTAAATGAGCGGCATACGCACCAACTCGCAAAACCGGGCAGCACATGCCCTACTGTCCGATTTTGCGCGCTCTTGGTCGCACGAAGGCGTACACCTAACCGCCGCAGAGTTCAAGATCATACTTTGCAGCTACTTCAATGCAGCGCTTGCAGAGGCAGATGGGCTGGAGATGCGCGATATCTCGTTGCCTGAGTCAACTTCAAAGATGGACGTTGACCGCATGAACAATTTTATCGAGTTCGTTTTATACATATCTGCAACACTTGGCGTTGAATTGTCGGATTAGACTTGCGTAAGAATAATTGCTGTGGCATGATTTGTTCATGGCGGCGCGTTGTGCGCGGATAACTAAGGAATTATGATGAGAATGATTGAAGAACCAATTACCGTAGAGAATGATAGTTATTTTGGCGGTACAACAACCACTCACCCAAGCTATGCGCAGATTGGGGCTAGTCGCGTGCAGGGCGGAGCCATTCTTTACGGCTCTGATTTTCAGCATCAAAACTATATAACGATTCGCATTGCGTCTAGCAAATTGAATCGTAGCTTGTCGCGTGACTGGCATAGCGAATCCACAATGCCGTACATTGAGGTAGCTTTGAGCGAAGCTCAGTGGGCCACATTCGTCAGCTCAATGAACCAAGGCAGCGGAACATGCTGCACCATGACAGGCTTTAATGGTCAGTGGATTAACGGTCTTCCACCAAATAAAAGCCGCAAAGAGCAATACCGCATGGAGGCGGATCAAAATTTGATCGATGCGCGTAAGAATTTGGCTAAGCTGGCCGAAGCAATCGAATCTTCCAAGCTCAGCAAAAGAGAGAAGGAAGAGATGATTAGCTTGGCTAACAAATCGTCGCGTGAAATCAGTAGCTCTATGGATTTCGTTATGAAGCAATTCGGCGAATTTATGGAAAATACGGTTGAGAAGGCAAAAGTTGAAGTCAATGCTTACACCACATCTACGCTAATGCGTGCTGGTCTTGATGCCATCAAAGGCGGTCAATTGCATCTTGGCGAAGAATGAAAGACAAAACAAACCCCGCAGAGGTCGAGTACAAGCACGCTAGACTTCTAATGAATGCTCAAGAGCTAGCCCACCCAGTAGTCTACAAGGGCCTGAAGCACTACATTCAAGAGTTCCAGCGCTACCCCGATCCATCAGGGCCAGGATTTAAAACCAGCGTCTACCTCGCTGGAAATCCTGAGCTTATCCCAGCAACCGAAATAGAAATTAAGGAGCAGCCTAAATGAACTTGGACCAGATTGAGAATAGCGCACGCGTTGCCGGTGACGATGATGTATTAGAACTTGTGCAATTGGTGCGCAAGCAGGAAGCGGAACTAACAGAAGTCCGCGATCTGCTGGTGCGCGCTGAAGCAGCGGCAGCGGCGCGTGAGCAGTATGTGGCTAGTATGATTCCCGCGAACACGGGAATGCCAGCGGCCGACCCAGTGGTTGAGGCTAATGTGGAACTGCTGCGGTCGCGCAGCGCCTTGGGCATCGGGAAGTACGGAACGACCCTCGCCGATTCCAAAGCACCGCTGCGCGATTGGCTGGAGCACGCGTTGCTGGAATCGCTCGACTGCGCAAACTACCTGCAAACCGCGATGCACAAGATTGATGCTGCATCGGCATCGGGAATGCCAGCGGTGACGGTGGATACGCCTCATTTCCGCATGCGCCTGAGCACCTTGGATGTGGCTGGCGATACACCAGATAACGAGGACGGCTACAAAATAGCCCGAGCGGAGTTCATTTCCCACATCGACGGCCACACCTCGCAATCGGCAGCAGTCGAATACCGCAGGGGCTTCAGCGATGGAGCGAAGCTCGTCGAGGACATAACCGGCGAGCGCGATGCGGCCCGTGACCAGCTTGCGCGCATTCAAGCTGCCGCTCCACAGCAGCGCTACATCCGCCCTGATGAACTGCTGATCGAAGGTCGGACCGTTGACGGTAACACCATCGATCTGCCCATCTTCGGCGACGGCTCCAAGGACGGCAAGCGCCTGTTCATCGTCGCGCTTCCAGCCCCACAGCAGCATGCGCAAGCGGCGCTGAGCGAAGGCGAAATTGCTGATGTCTATCGCGACACATTCAACTACAGCGATGATAAACAGATGACGAGTTCGATGCTGCGCTTCGCTCGCGCCATCCTCGCCGCCAGCCAGCAGCCAGCCGCAGCGCCGAAACTCTACCAGCACGATGATCAGGAGCGCTCCTTCATCGGCAAGCGTCTGGGTCGGCTCTCGGTGCTGGCCGACTATGAACCGTTCGACCAGGATGAGTTCTATTATCGCTCAGCGTTCTCAATACTTGGCGAAATTCTGCGCGAGTTCGAAAAACGCGCCGCTGCGCCAGCCATTCAACAGGAAGGGGCGGCGCTGGATGAGCGATACGCCGGCTGCCTCGCCACGATTCGCGGCCTCGATAAAATAAGCATGAATTTTGCCGCTGCGCTGCTTCATTTGCCAACCCAGGAAGGGTCACTAAAACGGAATATTGATTACCTTGTCCGGCAGGATGTTATTGATTTGGTTGTCGCATGGCGCGCCGAATGGGATAAGAACTCGGCGCAGCGGAAACCAATTGACCGCGCCGCACTCGCAGCCACCGAAAGAAAATAATGAGAAGGCTAATTTATGGCGTAGGTGAGCGCAACGATGGTCATTTCACTACTAGCGTGAATGGCAAGACAACGCGTATTCATAGCATGTGGAATCATATGCTACAGCGATGCTATTGCCCTATCAGTCTAGCGAAACGGCCGTCTTATGCTGGCTGCACCGTAAGCAAGGAATTTCTCAAGTTTCAAGAATTTGCAGATTGGGCATGGAAGCAAGATGGATTTCATATGGGATGGGCTATTGACAAAGACATTCTCAAAAAGGGGAATACCATTTATGCCCCGGAATTCTGTGTTTTTGTACCAGGAGAAGTAAATAGTCTTCTGGTGCAATTAAAGGGGAGGCGAGGTGATTATCCGATAGGAGTGAATCGTCAGGGAAATAGGTATTACGCCTACATTTCGATTTGCAACACAAGAAAAAGGATCGGCTCATACGACACCCCAGAACAAGCATTTTTTGCCTATAAAGAAGCAAAAGAGTTACACATCAAGGCCGTTGCCGAGAAGTACAAGGCCGCAATTGATCCACGAGCCTATGCAGCACTGATGGCCTATCAAGTAGAAATTACCGACTAAAAGGGAAATAATGAACAAAGAAAATTTGTACCGCGCTCTCGCCGCCAAGCCATCGGAGGGCAGCAATACGAAACAGAAAGGGGATGCATAATGCCAGGCTTCTATCTCGGGTCGACAATCGATCAGCGCCGCTGGAGCGCATGCCAAGAAGCCGCAGCCAAGAAGATGGTCGCGGATGGTTGGAGCCAGCATGCGCGCAAATTTAACGAGGTCTGCAAGCGCCGTACTGCGCGCCTCTACCGTGACGGCGGTGCAGCATGAGCGCCGGCACCGCGATCAAGACGTTGGATGCCGCGCTAGATGAAGCCTACCCGACGCCCGATAGTCCGCACACGTCCGTGATGATGCAATCTGCCGCTGACCGCGTTGCATTCATGCGTGGATGGCAGGGGCGCGACGCTGAAATCGCCGAGTTGAGGGCGGCGCTGGAAGCGGCAGAGCAGAAGCTGGCGCACTATGCACTTGCGGAAAAAGCGGTCGAGTCTTCACTGCTCAATGCCGGTCTAAGCAATGATGAGTGGGCCGATAAATTCTTTGCGGCCCCGCAGCCGGACAGCGGGCGCGATGCGGCGCTGCTGAACCTGACCGCCGACGAGACCGCCGCTATTCTGGCTTGGCTTGAGATCCACCGGAACGCGCATCAGGTCGTGGCGCGGCCACTGCCAGGGGATGATCTGTGAAAATACCTCAGCAACTTCGTCCTAGTTCAAGTTTGTCACTGCACATGCGCGGCTTGATTTCACGTAGTGGTCTTATCATCCCAATTGATCAGTCTACGATAGCAGCGGTACGCGACCCAGCAGACAAGGACCAGCGCAAGCTTGAAGCCAAGCGCGCACGTCGCGCTCAACTGAAACGCCAGAAAGGAAAGCCGTGAAGAAGTCGCTAATAGCATCGCAATTGCAAGGTATGGACGAGAAAGGTGGATTATCGTGAGCATACGTGGATCGTTTGTAAGCAGCCGTATTTTTACGCGAGTTGACGGCGAAGCGCTAGCAAGCGTCTTGGGGCGTGCTGAAAAGCACCTGCACGCCGAATACATTGACAGTTGCGGCATAGTTGCTGGGAAGTGGGGCGGTAGCTATCCTGGCGAGTCCGAATTGGACTTTGACGATACCTTTCGCGCAGCAATAGAATCAGTTATTTCTTCCGCTGTTGAAATAGTGGTCTATGAATGTGGGCCTAATGAGATTCCTTGCGTTTACAGATACGAGCCAAAA